TTGTGTGATCCTTTGTCGCTGCAAAGTTATGGAAAATATGTATATTTTGTGCAATAATATTCCTGTAATCTATGGAAAATAGTTCTTTGATTTATTCTAATCCATGACAAAGTAAGTTAGATTCTTGGTATAAATTTAGAATACACATGTTATAGAATAAAAAAAGTCCTTTAACTTGTTAATAACGAAACTATTTAGTACGTTTGAAAAATAAATCAAATTTTAATGCTATGAATAAAGAACAGGCGATGAGTTGTGCTGCAAAATGTATGTCTTCATTTAACAAGTATGCTACAAAGTGGAATATTCCCTCACATTTAACAATTGAAATGTGGAATATTATAAAGGAAGTTTATGATAGAATGGATTCTCCAATTACAACATGTAATATTGATAGAAATGGAGGGGTTGAACTTGAATATCGAGAAGCTTTTTCTAATGTATTTTATAATGTTTATGTTTGTAGCTGTAAAAATGCAAGATATAATACATCTGCTTCTTTCTCAAAACATGTAAAGTTACAAAAAGATCAATGTATAAATATTAATTATGACCCAGATGTTCTTTCGATTTCTTATCGTATAAATGACATTGATATTATAGATATGGGAGAAACGTATGGTGAATTCTATAATAACCTAATTTAAAATTCAAGTAGTAAAATTAGCTGTTTAAATTTTAAGTTTTTTGTAGTATTGTTTCATCTTCCGAATCCTTCTTTAGAAAGTCGTTTTTATTTGGTATGCAAACATTTTATTTTCATCAGAAGGTCTTAAAAGTGACTTGATTCCAGTTTTATTCAAATGATGATCAAGCCACTTTTTTTCGTTTTCTTTTGATATAATATGACTGGTAATAAAATAAATAGATTAGCCATGTTTAAATTCTATTTAATTAGTATGTATTGCCGCAGTACGGTTGCGGCAATGTAAATAACGTCAAAAGTGACGTTTTAACTTTCAATGATAAATACTCATTAAGAAAGAAAGGGCTCGATTTGAATTTAATAGTTTGTTGTATATCAATTATAAAAATAGCTCCCTAGTTCGTCCGCTGACGAGGGAGCTATTAACACAAAAACTAAACTAGACACATTTTTGGAAATCTAGTTATATATTCTGTATATCAATTATATAGTCCTGCTTTTTTTTATGGTTCGACCATAATTCGACCATTTGATGTTTTATGTACTATCAAGATTTCTGTATTTCATATTTTATATTACTTTAAATATTATATTTGCGCATTGTCAAACTAAAATAGTGCGTTTATGAAAATGTTTTTTAGAAGCATCCAAAAATGGATGAAAGAACGTAAAGTTCGTCGAGAACTTAAAAAAGACCAAGCTTTAAGAGAACGCTGCATTGGTTATGTCACAAAAGTGAATGGAACCAGTTCTTTCATTAATGTGGCTGATTATACATATAAATATATCAAAGAAGGAAAATTGCCTTAATAATTTTAAACTTCCTTGTTTGGTAAAAGCATGGGTAAGGAGAACTTTATTCTGCTTACAGATTCATTTTGTGCATCTTCATTAGAAGATACACCTACTCCTATAATGCTTGCAAACACACCAACTTTTGTATTGTTTCCTTTATTGTCAGATGTTGTCAATGACAGATTAAATTCAATATTTGTGATATAACAATGTTTTGACGCTACCTCTATGTAATTTGAATCCTGTTTCCCTATATCACCAATAGGATTAATGGTTAGTGGATATTTTGATGTTCCGCCATTTAACTCTGTTACTGCATCTGCTATTTGAGTAACTGTGTCTTTTATGAATTCTTTAAGTTCCATATATAGTGTTTACTTCTAGTTTGTATCATTGTTTAAGAATCATATTTTATTTAAAGCGTAATTTATTCCACTAATTCTTTTAAATGGGATTTTTCATGCCATTTTAAATACGTACGTCCTGATTTGGTTTCAATAGACTTTAAGTAAGGAGCAATTTTAGGAGATTGAATAGATTTTGTAGTATCATCTATTAGAGTTATTTTATGATTGATACGGCTATTGATGGCATGTGCATCTACTGCATCATAATTCAAATTAGAACGCCCTAAACTTAATATGAAATTTGTATCATTAGAACCTGTAACGTAATTAATAAGCGTCATTCTATTATTTCGAAGAACAACAGCATTGAACTTAATTGCTAATCCTTCATGTATAGAATAATTGGTTTTTAAGTGTTCCTTATCTACAAGGTTATGTATGAAATTTGTGGCATTCCTTTTAAATCTACCAATCTGCTCTTTTTCCTTTTTCTCTTCAAAAGAGATAAAAGATGCACTAACTACGGCGTTAATGAAACTGGACAAGTCGTATACTATATTTGGTACTAGCTCTGCTTTTTCTATTTTTTTGTAATAGTAATGATAGCCAGCATGTTCTAAAATATCTATTTCATAATCTTCTAAATAATACTGAAATAGTTTGAAATAGTATATGTCATCAGAATTAGCTTCACATTCATACATACCACTGTCTATCCAACCACCATCAGTAACAATGAAATCATCTCCTCTTCGAGTTAAAAAGACGGAAACAAAGATATTACTTGTTGTTGCTATCGGTGTTATGATCTCAAAAGTATTTCCATGTTTCTTTATTTTCCATAAAGAATTGTAGGATTTGATGATATATTCAATAAGTTTTTCCATCTTTTAAAAGTTTATTCCTTCAAGTGGGTCTTTGTCTTCTCTTTCGAAAGGAAGATAGCCCTCTCGAAATACTTGTATTTCAGGTAATTCATGCTCATCATTAGTGTAGATCACACTTTCTTGGCAAAAGTAAGGAAAACCAAAGTCAATGTCAAATAAATGCTCAGCTTGTTTGGGATTATTCAATAAGTCTGTTTTATAGGCTAAGAAATATCCATTATCATCATATTTGTGAAAATGAGGAGTTGTAACACTTTGCTCAGCTAAAGGTATAAACGGAACTTCGTTTTTATGAGTACCTCCACCACTGTCATAGCGGATAACTACTCCTTTTTTGAATTTATCTGAAACTATCTGGAATGAACAATCTGTTTTATCTCCATTTCGTACTTCACAAGTCATGAAGGTATTTCCGAAGTGGAACTCTGAGTGAAGATGTTTTTTAGTATAAAGAGATGTACCATGATTTCCCTTAGGTTCAGAAACAATGATTGGTGCATTAATTCTCTTTTCAGCATTAATGAAAGTTTTATAGTCATCTATAATTTTTAAAAGCTCTCTATCTTGTTTTATTTTTGCCATATGATGAATTAAATTATAGTGTTAGCTATATAATTATTAGGCTCTACTGTTTCAATTTGGCGCATACTTAAAATGCTATGATATGTCCTTTTCACGGCTTATCCAATATTTCTTTCATTCTTCAACATAGCTAGTTCACCCTTTAATTTTTGGTTTTCTTCCAAAAGCCGTTGGGTAAGCACTGTTTTTTCGTTAATCTCATCTTGTAAGTTTGTAATTGTGTTCACTAAATGTTCTATATATTTGTTCGATAGATTCTCAATTGTGCGGGATATGCTTTCAATAGTCTTTTGCTGGCTTTCAATTAAAGCCATTGAAGGACTGATTTGTTTTTGTATTTCTGCCGCAATAATATCGTTACTGTCTTCACTGAATTTTTTGATAACAGTTTCACCAAACTCAAATTTCATATTATTATATAGTTCTACTGTTATTGGCTTTTTGTTATTTTCAATTTCAGATAGATAGTATTGTGAAATTCCAAATCTATTACAAAAATCCAATGGTGTTAAATTTAGGCTTTTGCGGAGTCTTTTAATATTGATTTCTTTCATAATTAATTTTATCCTATGTTACGTTCATTCTTCAGCATTGCTAATTCACCTTTCAATTTCTGATTCTCTTCAGTGAATAGTTGAATCGTTTTCATCTGCTCATTTATAGTCCCCTGAAGGGTTGCTATTGTATCAACAAGGCGTGTTATTCGTTCTGTACTTTCGTCTTTCTTTATAGATTCAGAGATTAGCATTTCGCCTTTCCCTCTCAATAACCATTCAGTTGATATATCTTCGAAAGTGTTTAGTATTGCGTTTACAGTTACTAAACTAAGTTCTCTGACACCATTCAGTTGCCTGTTAAGTGTATTTTGAGCAACTCCACATTTAATAGCAAAAGCTCTATCAGATAATCCCGAATAGGCTATAATTTCTTTAATTCTACTAGTCATATCAAATCAATCAAAAGTTAAATAATACCAAACGGGATTATTTCTCGGTTTTAAAATTTGCAAATAATACCAAATGGGATTACATTTGCATCATAAATCAATCAATCATACAAACATACAAAAATTGATTGATAAAACCAATTAAAAAATAACGATTATGAGCTACAATTTATCACAAATAATGAAGTCTGCACACCGCAATTACAAGAAGGGTGGAAAAACATTTTCAGAGTGTTTAAAATCTGCATGGAGCTTTGCAAAACTCCAAGAAAGTTTCTCACCGGAAGCTATGAAATCAAGAACTGATAAATTTTTAGCTGAAAGACATGAAGCTATGAGCAAGACTGCCAAAGCTACACCTAGCAAGGAATATAATAACCTTAATATTCCCGCTTCCGCTTACTACAACCCAAATAGTACTCATTACGGTGCACATTACGTCGGAGATTAATCAAATTATACAACAATGGATAAAAGAACCGAACTAGAAATACAGCGAGACAAATATGAAGCTGTGATTGAAGAACGAGACGCGTTGATCAGCTCTTTGAGAGGTGAGAATGAAAAACTCAAACGAGATTTAGAATCAGAACGTGGATTTTATAGAGAGAAAGTTTCCCAATGTGATGATTTGAAGAAATTTATTGAATCGCAACGAAACTTAATGGACATAGTTTTGAAGAACAACCAAAGTATTCTCTAACCCTCACTAAAGTCAAACCAAACCGCCGGTTATCCGGTACCCAGTCCGGTCTTTGAGCCTGCCCTTGAAGGGAGACTGGGAACAACAGAGAAGAGTTCTTTGACATATTGGTAAAATGGTGTTTTGGAAGCCGACACATGCCGAAAGGGATTACTGACGTAGGCGGGCTTCTCAACGATATAATGCTGTGGTTAATGGTCAAGCCGTATCGTTGTAAAACTAAATCAGTTAGACGTTTGTCGGCAAATCGAGGTATTTGCTTTATGTATATAAAGGTGATGTAGCTTAGTTGGTTAGAGCGCATGTTTCTACATGAGGTCGGCGGTTCGAATCCGTTCATCACTTCAGTGTTTAATTGACGTTACAACTGCGTGTATATCTTATAAATTGCATAGGCTGTTAAACTAATAATAAAGAATAGAAATGAAATGTAGGAAATTGACTCACAAATTGCGAAGATTTTATTGCGTGGTACGGCTGGCGTTACGGTCATTTTGGAATTGTATAAGCTATAGAGGATATATTCTTCTACCCGTTTTTGAGCGTTGCGTATCATCACGTTGCTCATTGCTCGATTCTCGTATATGGTTATACACGAAAAAAGGATGGATAGTGCGTTTGAACATATTACCACCAATAGTAAAATTCGACTGCAAGCGTTGTTGGTTGAAAGATTGCTTAAAGAAACAAGTACAGCAAAAGTAGCAGATGCAACAGTCAACAGAGTGCTTTGGAGTCTGAAAGTCCATTCGATTTTTTTCTCTAAAGTTTCTTTGTAGTATGAAACTACTTTTTCTTCATTATTCATATTTTTCTTGTTTTTTGATTTGACACTTCAAAAATAAGAAAATCCCCCGTTCCTTTTTTATTAGCGAATAATCTTGGAACGGGAAAATTATTAACTAATTAATAATCACATGATTCAAGTAACAATTAAAAACGATAGCAATGAGAATTTGGAAGATGCCACATTCTCATTGCATGTAGAGAATATGCCGATAAAATCAGCTAAAATAGTAGCCGAAAAGCTTCCTGCTATGATACAGAAAGCTTTTGGGGATTATGCAGATTGTAAAGTCGGGTTTAATCGAGATAAAAAGAGAGATAATGAATGAATTTCTTCACTTAATTTTTGATTTTACACCCCAAAGTTAAGTAAATCCTCCGAATAAAGCGTGATGCTGCCGATCGAATTGGTTCGGGGGAGCTTTTATTTTAAAATTAATCAGTATGGAAAAAGAAATAGAAAGACGCAGTATAATCAATGTTTTGCGAAACATGGACGTTGGTGCAATAGAAGTATTTCCTATCATTCAAAAAACGTCTGTTACTTACACTTTAAATGCTCGGCTTTATAAAGAAAAAGCTGAAGGAATGGTTTGGAAAACAAAGTCAGACGTAAAAAATATGCAGTTTATAGTAACTAGAATTGCGTAACTACCTTGTTTGTTGAGATGATTAGAGGTGAAATGGCTGAAATATTGCTAGATAATATTCTCCGTCTGTTTTCTACAGAGACATTCGGAAAAGATAAGTCTGCATATTATGTAGGTGGGGAAAAGAAATTGATGAATCTTATAGAAGCGGGTAAGATTGAAAGTGATAAGCCTGTAAATGCTCAAAATGGTAAATGGCACTGTAATGCTGCTCAGGTATTACTTCATTGCCGATGCGCTAAGAAAGTCAAACGTAAAAAACGGAAGAAATGAAAACATTGAAAATCGTTCATAACATTTTTACAGTGGTTGCCTTATTGGTAGCTATGTATATAGGTGGGGGAATCGAAGCTACAAGAAGTGATATCGCTTGGTCATATATCATATTCTTCGTAGTCGTTGTACTATTGGTTACTAGATTTATCTATGAAGATAAGAAACAAAATAAAAATAGCCTGTGAAGGTCAACATTGCTTAATTTTAGTATTTGCCAATTAGCCCGGTTCTCCGGGCATCTGCCGGGATAGCCCAGTTGGTTAGAGCGCATGTTTCCACATGAGGTCAGCGGTTCGAATCCGTTTCCCGGCTCAACTCAATCAGAGTTAAGTAACCCGTGAGGGTGAAAATATATTTGCATTATATATACAATCAATGTAGCCGGAAGCGTCTGGCTACGACCTGAAGGAATGGCGGAATTGGTAAACGCAAGTATGCAGATAGATTGAAGAAAGTCATACATAGGTAATCTATCATCCCGGTTCGAGTCCGGGTTCCTTCACAGAGAATTTTTCTTTTTATGTTTAACTAATGTTGCCAGCGAAAAGGACGCTGTAGGGTTAAAGCCCCTGTTATTTGAGTTTTAATTGTTCTATACTATTCCGGTGTGCTTTGAACGGCTATCCGGAAGCAAGAAGCTCGTGAGAGTGCTATTTAATTAATAGTTAATGTCGTGTTTTATTTTGTGTTTGTGTTCTAGGTGAATGGTTCGTGAGAATAGTTCACTTAAAACGGATGGCTGGTGTAATTGGCAGCATACGCAGATATGCGTGATGTGGGTTCGAGCCCCACGCCATTCACTTTTCTGATCCTATTAAATTATAGTAGTTCATGAGTTATGTTTTGTGTTTGTGATTGGGGTGTATGGTCTGTGAAGATAGTGCACCTCTTTAATTAATCGGGCGGATATATATATCGTTGGTTGAAACTGCGGTGAGGTGCACCAATATTCCGTGAGACCGGTTCGACTCCGGTTCTGTCCACTAGCATTTACATTATGTATAAATCAGGGAGCCGTACACCCTTAAGCGTAGCCGTTCCATAAGGTACATTGGATTATTCATTTTCTTATTTTTCTGCCTGTACAATACCGTACAGGCAGTTTTTTACTACCTGAAAATGGCGTTAAAATGGCGAAGTTTCTGTTTGCTAAACTTGTCAATAACGATTACCTTTACTGATGTAATGAGCTAAAAGTCAAACCATTAAATTAGAATTATGACAGCGAGAAAAAACACTGTATCAACGGTTCAGAATGAAGAGAAGAAGAAAAACTCTATCAGACCGCTTCTAGCTTCTGAAATTGAATGTAGAGTTGGTACTATGAAACCGGACGGTTCGGGCTGCTCCTTGCTATTATACAAGGATGCTCGAGTAGACATGAGAATACTTGATGAAGTGTTCGGAGAAATGAACTGGAAACGGCACCATGATGTCGTTAATGGGAATCTATTCTGTACGTTATCCATTTGGGATAATGAAAAGAAGGAATGGGTGAGTAAACAGGATGTTGGGACAGAATCTAGCACAGAAAAAGAGAAAGGGCAGGCTTCGGACGCCTTTAAACGTGCAGGATTTAACTGGGGAATTGGGCGTGAACTTTATACGGGTCCTTTCATTTGGATTCCACTTGAGAAAAATGAAATATATCAGAGCAAAACAGGTTCTCCTGCTTTATACACCAAATTCAGTGTAAAAGAGATTGGTTATAACGAGCAAAAGGAGATTATTTTACTTGTTATTGTGGACAATAAAAACCGCGTTCGTTTTGCTTATGGTAATACAAAGGAAAAAGTATATGCTCCCAATGTTTCTGCTTCAAACGCTTCGGGCAAAGTATATACTGGTGTAGACCTGGATCGTGCAATTAAACAAATGACTGGTGTTAAAAGCCGCGAAGAGCTTGAGAGAGTTTGGGCTGAACATCCCGAACTTCACAATAATAAGGAGTTCAGAAACATAACTATTGACATGCAGAAAACGTATCCTCCTAGAAATTGATAATAATGATAGAATTAGTGAAATCCAGTGTGGTTTTCAATGAGGAAAACCACACTTATATGCTCGGTGAAAAACAGTTGCAAGGTATAACCGGTATGATTAGCCGGCAGTTGTTCCCTGACAAATATAAAGATGTCCCGGATTTTGTGTTGAAGAGAGCTGCTGAGAAGGGTAGCCTTATTCATGCTCAATGCCAGTTTGCTGATGCAACAAGTTTACCGCCTGAAAGTATTGAAGCAGAGAATTACATCAGAATGAGGATAAATGCCGGATATAAGGCGTTTGCCAATGAATACACCGTCTCTGATAACGAATACTTTGCATCGAATATAGATTGTGTTTGGGAGAAAGCCGGTAGAATCTGTCTTGGTGACATCAAAACTACGCTGCATCTTGACGAAGAGTATTTGAGTTGGCAGTTGTCAATTTATGCTTATCTGTTTGAACTCCAAAATCCATTACTCAAAGTTGATAAATTGTTCGGCATTTGGGTACGTGGTGATAAACATGAATTGGTTGAAATTCCTCGTAAGCCTGATAAAGAAGTCAAGAAGTTAATGGAATGTGAGAAGAAGGGTGAGCAATATCTATCCAATCTTCCCGTTCCTACCCCTGATGATGACAAGTTACTTATTCCAATGCAGCTTGTAAATACTATAATTGGGATTGAGGAAGAACTTGCAGATCTAACCAAGATTCAGAAAGATTATAAGGCAAAATTGAAAACTGCTATGCGTGAGAATGGTGTCAAGTCATGGGATGCCGGAAGATTGCGAGTTAGTTATACACCCGCTTCTACGAGTGACAATTTTGATACTAAAAAGTTTCAGGCTGATCATCCAGAATTATACTCTAAGTATATCAAAACAGTTCCTAAAGCTGATAGTATCCGTGTAACAATAAGGGAGGATAAATCATGAGTTTAAACAAATTGATGCTTATCGGGCACGTTGGCAAAGACCCCGATATTAGAATTTTGGAAGCTGGTTCTAAAGTGGCCACTTTCTCCTTTGCCACCACTGAAAAAGGTTATACCCTTGCTAATGGAACACAGGTTCCTGAAAGAACTGAATGGCATAATGTTGTTGTTTGGCGTGGTCTTGCCGATGTTGTTGAGAAGTATGTCCATAAGGGAGACAAGTTGTATCTGGAAGGAAAGATAAGAACTCGGAGTTATGATGATAGCAGAGGAATTAAACGGTATATTACAGAACTTTTTGTTGATAATATGGAGATGCTTTCTGTTAAGCCTCAACAAGCGCCACCACCGCCACCTCTTCCGGAACACACCAATAATCAGACTCGAAGTGCGGTGAATGAGTGCCCGCCACCGCCACCACCGACTAAGGACGATTTGCCATTCTGATAGGTTATGGAAGCAACATTGACGAAGAAAGATGGCAAAATCCAAATGGATAAGTCTTTCGAGTTCATGTGCAGCACACTTCGTAATGGAGAATACACTGTAACCATTAAGAAAAAAACACAGCCGAGAACATTAAATCAAAATGCTCTCATGTGGAAATGGTTTCAGTGTATTGGTGCCTGTTTGCGTGAATACACAGGTGAAGAGTATTGGAGCACTGCTGCTGGAGTTCAGGATATACATGACTTGTATTGTAAGAAGTTTCTTGTGAAACAGGTTCATGTGAATGGTAAGGTGGAAACTATTGTGCGAGGAACAAGTAAACTTAATACTTTAGAGATGCATAATTTCATGGAAAGCGTGAAAATAGATGCGGCCACCGAGTTTGGTATTACACTTCCATTGCCTGAAGACCAGCATTACTTAGATTTTATTCATGAGTACCAAAACCGGTACTAATTAATCCTTTTATAATTTATGATTGCAAATTTGAGAAACTACGAACCCGAGACAATCGAGTTTGTAGTTCCCGATTCTATTCGGGAAAAATTTCCCCCTGTTTTATTTCAGGGTTCTACGAATGTAGATGAATTGATAAAGTTGGTGAATGAGCATTTCAATGCTACATTCCCTGAAAGTGAGGTGACACAACGTTTACTGGATGAATTTGAGATTTCCGAAATTCGTGAAGAGTATTGCATCAAGCAAGAGAATGAGGTCCCCAAACGCGAACGTGAATTGTTGGAAGCCATTGAACGTGCGAAGAAAATTAAGAGTGATGCTCAAGACAGGTTAGCTTCTATTAAGACTGAAATTAAAGACCTGGCTGCCGAGGTCAAAAAGGGGACGAGGGAGTATCATCTTTCAAGTAAGAATACGATCCGGTTTGCTCTTGATGGATATTTCCTGTATTATTCATGGGTGAACGGTGAGTTTAAGCTTGTGAAAGCTGAAAAAATTCCTGATTGGGACAAACGTTCTCTTTGGGCACAGGAAGATCGAAACAGAAAAGCGATGCTTGATTTGTTTGGTATTGAATATCCTGAAGTAGAACGTCCTATTGATGATACAGAAGATTATGGGGACAAGTTCGAAGAAGACCTGTCTGATAAACTTCCTGAAGAAGAACCGGAAGACGATGAGTAGATTGCAGCACAAAAAAGGCAGGAAGTCCAACTATGTGAAGCGGCTTGTGAATAATCCAGATTGGGAAGAAGCCAAGCGTAAAATTCGTATTAGGGACGGACATAAATGCCAGATGTGCGGTAAAGACTTCAATTTAGAGATTCACCACAAAACATACAGGGTTAACGGAAAATCAATCGTTGGTCATGAACTTGAACATCTTGATTGTCTCGTTACCCTTTGTGGTGACTGTCATTCGAAAGTTCATAAATATCACATCAAATTATGACATACCAGTTAAGAGACTACCAAAAAAGTGCTAGTGATGCAGCGGTCAGCGTTTTTAAATCCAAGGAAAAGAAAAACTACGTGATAGTTCTTCCCACTGGTGCCGGGAAGTCCCTTGTCATTGCCAATATAGCTGCACGGATAGACGGGCCGCTGATAGTGTTCCAGCCTAGCAAGGAAATACTCGAACAAAATTTTGCGAAACTTCAATCATACGGCATATTCGATTGTGGAGTTTATTCAGCTTCTGCCGGAAGAAAGGATATCAATCGTATTACGTTCGCTATGATTGGTAGTGTGATGAAACACATGAGTTTCTTCAAGCATTTCAAGCACGTTCTGATTGATGAATGTCATTTAGTGAATCCGGAGAAAGGAATGTATAAGGAATTCTTTGAAGATGAGCAAAGGAAAGTTATTGGGCTGACAGCGACTCCTTACAGATTATGTTCAGGAAGAGGTGGTGCTATGCTTAAATTTATAACTCGTACCCGGCCAAAGGTTTTCACTGATGTTATTTATCACTGTCAGGTGAGTGAACTACTTGCTAAAGGATTTCTCGCAAGTTTGAAATACTATGATATTACAAAGTTGGATTTAAGTAGAGTCAGGACTAATTCTACTGGTGCAGATTACGATGAAAAAAGTCTTCTGCAAGAGTTTGAACGTGTGGACATATACAAAGATATAGTTGGATGGACAAAACGTCTGTTGAACCCCAAATCGGGCATACCACGCAAAGGTATTTTAATATTCACGAGGTTTATTCGTGAAGCTGAAAAACTGGCTTCCGAAATTCCTAATTGTGCGATCGTTAGCGGTTCTACTCCAAAGGAAGAAAGGGCACGAATTCTGAAAGGTTTTAAAGATGGAAGAATAAAAGTTGTTGCTAATGTCGGAGTACTTACAACCGGATTCGATTACCCGGAGCTTGATACGGTTGTTCTTGCACGTCCAACCAAATCCCTTTCCCTCTATTATCAAATGGTCGGTCGTGTTATTCGTCCCTGCCAAGGTAAAGAGGGTTTGGTTGTTGATTTGAGTGGGAATTTCCGGCGTTTTGGGCGTGTTGAAGAGTTACGCATAGAACAGCCTGAAAAGGGAAAATGGTGTATAATGAGTCGTGGCCGTCAATTAACCAATGTAGTATTTTAATTATCATGTGGAGAAATTACAAGAAGAAAGAAAAGAAAAAGCCTCTTTTCGAGGTAGAAGGTGTTAAGGTCAAGAAGAAACCTGATCTTGTCGATAAACTAGACAGAATATTTAGTTTATTCATCCGTTATCGTGATACGATGCCTAATGGATATTTTCAGTGTATTTCATGTGGTAAAATAAAGCCTTTCAATAAAGCAGATTGCGGTCATTACATCAACCGCCAACACATGAGTACTCGCTTTGATGAAATGAACTGCAATGCTCAATGTTCACATTGTAACCGCTTCATGGAAGGAAATATTCAGGATTATCGCAGACGTCTAGTTGCCAAGTATGGTGAACGAAATGTGCTGATCCTGGAAGCCAAGAAAAATGTTACTAAGCAATTTAGTGACTTTCAATTAGAAAAGCTGATTACTCATTACAAGGAAGAAGCGAAAAAACTGAAGGAAGCAAAAGGTCTGTGAGTTTTATTACTAATCGGAGTATAATCCCTTAAAATATGGAAAGAAATTCATTCATCTTTTATAAAGGGTGGAGAGAAGCAATCAAGGATTTGCCGGATGATGTCAGGCTGGAGATTTACGAAAGCATAATTGAGTATGCGACAACGGGAAATCTTCGGGGGTTGAAACCTATGGCAAATATTGCTTTCAACTTTATAAAGATAGATATAGACAGGGATACTGAAAAGTATATGTCTATTGTGGAAAGGAATAAGAGCAATGGTTCTAAGGGGGGACGTCCGAAAAGTGAAAACCCAAAAGAACCCAAAGAACCCACAAAACCCACTGGGTTATTTGGAAACCCAAAAGAACCCACAAAACCCGATAATGATAATGAATATGATAATGATTATGTAGATGATAATGATTCTCATTTAAAAAAGAAAGAAACTTCTCCTAAAGGAGAATCAAAGAAAGACGAGCTTTCTTTGTTCCCCGAGGAAAAGATTGATTGGGGTGGGCTAATGGATTATTTTAATTCCACGTTTAAAGGTAAACTTCCTGCTATAAAGTCCATAGATGCAAAACGAAAGAAAGCTATTAAAGCACGTGTCGCACAATACGGGAAGCAAGCTATATTCGATGTGTTCCAATTGGTTTTAGACAGTCCTTTCTTGCTTGGACAAAACGATAAAAATTGGAGGTGCACTTTTGACTGGATATTCTTGCCTACAAAATTTACAAATATTTTAGAAGGTAACTATAATGGAAAACGAACTGATACTGCGGCCACAAGAAGAGAATCGGTTAGCAGTCTTACGGACCTCGCCGAAGAACTACTGCAAAGCTCTATGCCCAAAGAAGGTTGAAGATGTATTTCAAAGTGATGAACCTTCTATTGGCACTATCATAAGAAAGTTTGGTGAACCACAGGCTAGAGCAGTGCTGGTCATATTGATAGCTGATACCTTGGAGTTTTTCAATGTTAGTAATACAATGTCTGCTACCCAAGTTGCTACTACAGTAGATTTAATCATTGAAGAATATCCCTATATGAAAACTGATGATTTTAAACTGTGTTTCAAGAATGCAATGAAAATGAAATATGGTGAAAATTACAATCGTATTGATGGTTCTATCATTATGGGATGGCTTCGTGAATACAACAAAGAACGTTGTGCTGTTGCTGATAATCAGTCATGGAATACTCATAAGGCTAAATTGTCAGGGGAAACGAGTTTTACAAGTGGCTTGTCGTATGAAGAATACCGGAACGAACTCAAACTTAGAGTTGAGCAAGGAGATGAAGAAGCTGCTAAAGCGTTAAGTCTCTCAAATGAAATAATCTCTTATCTAAACAAAAGAGAAAATGGCAAACAAGAAGCAGAAGGTGACAATTTACTGGAACACTAGGCATATCAAACTTGAAGATATTCCTGAAGTGAAAAGAAGAATACGGGAGCGTTTTGGTATTCCTAATCACACAACTGTTAATGGTGAAACGGATTGTTATATCCGTGAGGAAGATATGGAATTGCTTCGGGAAACGGAAAAACGTGGCTTCATTCAAATACGTAATAAGCCCGCATGAAAATGGCGTTAAAATGGCGAAGTTTCTGTTTGCATAACTTGTCATTTTACGATAACTTTACTGATGTAATGAATTAAAAGTCAAACCAATATAATTAAATTATGGAAGTACAAAACATTAGAATTGACCTTATCAGTCCTTCTCCTTTGAATCCGAGAAAGACTTTTGATGAAGTAGCTCTTCAAGAGCTTGCAAGTAATATTGAGAAACAAGGCTTATTACAGCCTATCACTGTTCGAGTTGCCAAATCCGAGGATGTGACCAACTTGGAGACTGGTGATGTGACAACAATTCCCTGTTCGTATGAAATTGTATGTGGTGAGCGCCGCTTCCGTGCTGTATCACTATTGAAAGAGAAGGAAGATAAAGAGAATGTTGCTAAAATCAAGGCACATCGCAAGAAATCAGAACAATTCCAAGCGATTTCCTGCATTGTCAGAGAAATGACAGATGATGAGGCTTTTGAAGCGATGATTACCGAGAATCTTCAAAGAAAAGATGTTGATCCCATCGAAGAAGCTTTTGCCTTTGCGCAGTTGGCTGAAAAAGGACGAACTTTGGAAGATATCGCTCTTAAAATAGGAAAGTCTACCCGGTTTGTATTTGACCGTATTAAATTGAATTCTCTTATTCCTGAACTAAAAGAGCGGGTAAGAAATGGAGATATACCATTGTCCGGTGCTATGATTCTTTCTAAATTGGATGAAGATACTCAAAAAGAGTTTCATGAGGAGGAGGAAGAACAATGTACTACTGCTATGATTCGAGAATTTGTGAGTAATTCTTTCATGGAGCTTGGTAACGCACCTTGGATTAAAGATGATTCCGATAATTGGGAAAATACTGATATTAAATCATGTTCTCAATGTGAGAATAATACGTGTAATCATGGTTGTTTGTTCTATGAAATGAATAGTAAGGATGCTAGATGTATCAATGCTGCTTGCTATGAGAAAAAACAAATTGCTTATGTGACGCGGAAAATTCAACTAGAATATGAACATCTTGTTAAAGTTGGCGAACCTCTTTCATTTGGAAAAACAGTAATTATCGCTAGACGTCCTGATACATATTGGGGAGAAGATAGAAAGGTTTTCTATGAAAAAACTTTGGAAGCTGTTAAACAACTTGGATTTGAAATAGTTGATCCTGATGAAATCTTTAGATGTAAGTGCTGGTATTCAGAAGATGATGAACGCACTTTGAAAATGCTTGAAGATGGAGAAGTTTATCGTTGTCTTTCATTTTTTGGACATTATTCTCCCGAATTTAACGTTAGTTTCTATTATGTTAGAAAAGAAACGGCTTCCTCTACTTCCGCCGTTGCCGATCTAAAAGAGATAGAAAGGGAAAAAATAAACGCCCAATTAAAAAGAGCGAAGGATATAGTCAAGGAGAAGTCTGCTGAAGAAATGCGTAAGTGGGCGCAAGAGAAAACATATTATCAGAGAACAAAAGAATTCTCTGAAAATGAACAACTTGTTTTTGATGTGCTGGTTCTTAGCGGTTGTAGCAGTACTTATCTTGAAAAACTGAATTTGAAAAAATGGAATGGTGAGAGTGATTTTGTAAATTATGTCAAGAACAACCAAGCTGACCGACACCAATGGTATAGAGCCTTTATTGCTGAATGCTTATCATCGAATAATGTGAATTTCTACTCCTATTTGCAAAAGTGTCAGAAAATCCTTTTTGCAGAACAATATCCGGATGATTTCAAAGCGCTCTCTAAGAAACTTGCGGATTCATATGATAAGAAAGAAAAGAAGCTCAAAGAAAGACTGAAAGAGCTAAATAACGATAACACAGAGGAAGCCTAGTGGTTTCCTCTCTTTATTGACGCACTTATGAAAACGTGGACTGGCGAACAACTTGCTATACTTGACAGTGAGTACCCGACTGCTGATTTAAAAGAACTTGCTAAGCGTCTTGATAAAACACTTAGTGCTGTTAAAACAAAGGCCTTGATTCGAAAACTTAGGCGCTCTCCGAGAATCTCGTTTTGGAATAGTGAGAGACTTGATAAATTGAAAAAGTTGTATCCCAATCATACTAATGAGGAAATAGCACAGATATTAGGTACCACTTATTCTGCTGTAAATGGAGTTGCATTTAAATTACGGCTCTTTAAATCTAAAGAATTTAAATTTCAATGCGCTTCTAAAAGCTTCTTTCCCAAAGGCCACCAACCGATGAACAAGGGACGTAAGCAAACGGAATATATGTCAGAGGAACAATTAGCAAAAACGAAAGCTACTCGATTTAAGAAAGGACATGTCCCCAAAAATCATAAACCAGTCGGTTATGAACGCATAACTCGTGACGGTTACATTGAAGTGAAAACTGCCGAACCGAATGTCTTTGAACTTAAACATCGGCTTGTATGGATTGAGCATAATGGAGAAATCCCCCCTGGTTATAATATTCAGTTTAAAGATGGCAACAGGCAAAACGTTTCCATTGAGAACCTTTACATGATTAGTCGTTCTGAACAATTAAAAAAAGAGAATTCTTTGTATGCCCGATATCCGGAAGATGTTCAGTACCTAATCAAGCTAAAAGGAGCTTTGAATAGACAAATTAATAAAGCAACAAAAAAGAATGAATCATGACTGATGGAGCAATAGATAGATTGAAAGAAATGGTTAATAAACCATTCCTTTATCAGAATGAAGAAGTTGTAATTCTCAATTACTGTGACGGTACCGGTGATGATGGTACCGAAGTTGAGATATACTTGAATAATGGCAAAGTGTTAGTGTTTAGTATGTTTGATTTGGCTTCCAAGTTGAACCGTTTCCGGCCAATAACAAATACTGTTGTCGTGTTGGCAAATGAACGGTTGAATAAGGTGTCTACAGTGAACCCTACCATTTTACAAGATTTGAGGAATTTGGTTCTTCAACAAATTAAGGATGTGAAAGAAGATCCTAGTAAAGTGAGCCAAGCAAAACAAGTTTTCCAAGGGGTTAATACCGTAATCAATCTTGCCAAAACAGAATTGGAATACAGGAAATATTTAGATACAACAGACCCCTCAAAATAAATAATAGTATGCTGATAGATAAAGAATATGTTCATTGGTTTCGCATCAGAGACCAACCTAATAGAATCGTGTGAGATTATTCATAGTCTAACAATTTAACCCGATCGATATGATAACATTGAATAGGTTTGCCCAGAGATGCTTGAATATCATGAGGAAGCGCTTTAAGATGAATGAGCATAGCTCAAGAAAAGCGTTTAGCATAAGAATTGAAGCCGTTTGGAGAAAATTCGATATTGCTTCTAAATATAGGAGTGATAATCTTCCTAAATATTCGGAAGATGAAGAATTGGCAGCCGAGATGATAATTTACCTTGTTGCCTATTTAAAAAGATTTGGTTGTGAGGACATTGAACAGCTTATCAAAGATAAGATAGAGTTCGATGATAGAAAAAATGATTAGGTGTTGTTACTGACTGTTTGTGTTGTTGATTTTGTGTTGTTGATTTTAATATAGTTAGTTATGACAGAGATTATTCAAGTCTGCCTACTTGATTTTAATAAGGGGCAGCTCACGGGATTGCCGAAAAATCCACGTTTTTTTCGTGATTACCGCTTTGAAGCGATGAAGAAAAGCATTCAGGATTCGCCAGAGATGCTTGAGCTTCGAGAACTTATAGTTTTTCCCTACAATGATGGCAGATATATTGTTGTTTGTGGTAATTTACGTTTGCGAGCTTGCAAGGAGTTAGGTTATAAAGAACTGCCTTGTAAAATTCTGGCACCTGATACCCCCGTTAAGAAGTTGAGGGAATATGCCACTAAAGATAATGTCAATTTTGGTGAGAATGATTTGGACGTTATGGAAAACGAGTGGAATAAGGCGGAACTCCAAGATTGGGGCATCGAATTTGCCCCGGAGAAGAAAGAGGATGAATTTAAAGAGCGCTTCGATGCCATCACGGATGATACAGCCATTTATCCTCTCATTCCAAAGTATGACGAAAAACATGAGTTGTTTATCATCACCTCAAGTAATGAGGTAGATAGCAACTGGCTTCGTGAAAGGCTGGACATGCAGCACATGAAGTCGTACAAAACCGGGAAAATAAGTAAATCCAATGTAATTGATATAAAAGACGTTCGCCATGCCCTGCAAGATAGTAATACCAAGTCATAAACGCCATGACCGGGTGTTCGCTAAAAAGTTGGTGAACGATCCTATCATTTGCGTTGCTGAAAGTCAAGCTGACTTATATCAACAATTTAACCCGGAATGTGAAATTGTTACTCATCCTGACGACGTTATGGGCCTCATCCCGAAACGTAACTGGATGGCAAAGCATTTTGGAGAACTTTTCATGCTTGATGATGATGTCCATGCCTGCAAACCTATTTATGTGGAAAAAGGAGAACCTAGCCGGATAAAGGATAAAGATAAGATAACCAATATCATTCAGTCATTATTTGAGATGGCCAGTATGATGGATGTACATCTGTTTGGCTTCACCGCTCGGATATCGCCGGTAATGTATGATGAATCCGCTTTTCTTTCTCTTTCGAAAATGATAACCGGTTGCAGTTATGGAGTAATCTATAACAAAAACACTTGGTGGAATGAGGAAATACGTTTGAAGGAAGATTTTTGGATTTCTTGTTACATGAAGTACAAAGAACGTAAGGTTTTAACCGATTTGCGGTATAATTTTGAGCAAAAGAACACTTTTGTAAACGCTGGTGGGCTTGCTTCTATAAGGAATCAGGAAGAGGAACGTAAATCTATCCTCTTTATCAAAAAGAATTTTGGTGATAGTATTTTGCTAAAGAGTGCAACCACTAATGGGAAAGACAAAACAAAGCAGCTCGTTCAATATAATATATCATGCAAATTCAAATTCTAATAGTCTGTAAAAAAGGCGTTTAAATGGCGTCCATTCTGTTTGTCATATTCGCCTTTTTTAGCTAATTTTACTGATGTAATAAACTAAAAGTCAAACCATTAAATTAGAATTATGATTATAAGAACAGTTTGCGGATATGATTTCTTTGAGGTGAGTTCTGCAATGCAGAAAGCCATTAGGCGAGCCGACACCGGGGTAGCCGGCTTTTTTGCATTGGAACTTTGGGCGAGTGGGTACCGCGACTATGTGTGGAAGCGTCTGTTTACCATTAGTGCTGAAGATTGCTATGGAATCATTACTAAAGAGATAGAAGCATTGTGGCAGGGGCATGAGCTGGTAAACAAGACTGCTACTGAACCCAAAGGGAGGATATTTGTCAGTAAAGCTGTTATTCTCCTTTGTGAATGTAGAAAGAATCGTGATGCGGATCATTTGCAAAACTTCATCTATGATAGAAAGGATATTGATATAGAAAAGTGGATAAATGATGTCAGGCGTTACCCTATTCCTATTCCAGATTACACTTTCGATGTACATACACGAAAGGGTAAAAAACATGGGAGAACCAAAGAAGAATTCTTTCAGGAAGAATACAAGGCGTTACAACCTCGTGCTCCTGGTTTATTCGATGATTTGGTTCAACCCAGTCAACCAAAGTTATTTAATGATGAAACCACGGCTAAGTAGCTGTGGTTTCATCATTTTTCATATAAGTCAAACCAATTTAATTAAAAAAATGAACACGTATTACAAATTTGCGCCAAATGTATTTTTGGCAAAGTGTGATGAGAAGCACGAAAAAGGTGAAACTATTGAAGTTACCACCAAGTATGGAAAAGAAAATGAATGTATTGTTTTCAACCTCATTTACGAACGTGATGGATTCTATTACTACTCAATCGTACGGGCTGATGGCTTTAATGTGCAAGAGTGGGCCAAACAAAGAGCTGAACGTCGTCATGAATGGGCTACATCTGCTGTACAGAAAAGCTGTGAATATTACAACAAGTCCAATAAAGATAAGGATTTTCTTTCTCTAGGTGAGCCTATCAAAGTGGGACATCATAGCGAGAAGCGACACAGAAAAGCGATAGATGATGCGTGGAACAATATGGGGAAAAGCGTTGAGTTTAGCGATAAGGCTGCCGAACATGAAAGAGTTGCGAAGTATTGGGAAAAAAGGGCTAATACGATAAACTTGTCCATGCCGGAAAGTATAGATTTCTACGAACATAAGTTGGAACAAGCAAAAGAATATCACGAAGGATTGAAGTCCGGTAAGTACCGACGCGAGCATACATACGCTATGGCTTATGCCAATAAAGCAGTAAAAGAGGCTAAAAAAAATTATGACCTTGCAGTAAAGCTGTGGGGCGATGTTTAATAATTTGTAGTATCTCAAATAATTTACTATGAGAGAATTATCAAAAGAAACCTCATTACAAAGGGTAATGAGGGCTTCAGGTCGTGTACCTGTACAATGCTCATGCAGTGTTTGTAAACAACAATGTCATACGCCATGTTTAGGTACTCCTGATGATATTGAACGAATTATTGATGCAGGTTATGCCGACAGGTTAGCGCTGACGAACTGGGCTGCTGGTATATTCTTAGGGGTTATTAATATTGCTATTCCGATGATTCAGCCCGTTGCTGGTAAGGAGTATTGTGCTTTTTTCGAGAATGGACTGTGTATCTTACATGATAAGGGTTTGAAGCCCACTGAAGGACGTTTGTCTCATCACACAGTCAGGAAGGATAACTTCAATCCTGCTATGAGTATTGCTTGGAACGTTGCAAAAGAATGGCTGATGCCGGAGAATGAGGATGTACTTTCTCGTGTAGTAAATAAATTCTTGAATGCGAGGAAGCCATGAATGTGTGTCAATCAATACCTCGTAGAGATTGTAAAGTGTTTGCTAAATGTGGAGCAAAATCCTTATCACATTGCCGGCGGCACCGCGAAACTGATGAGAAGTGTAAAAGTTGTACTCTAATTCATCGTAAGCCGCGTAATCGGATTATAGATGATTCAGGACGTGAAATGAAAAGATGTACCCATTGCGGAAATTACTTCTACTTGAACCGGTTCTACAATCGTATAGTGGTGAGAAAAGGTAAGGAATATCATTTGTTGACTTCCTGGTGCCGTATGTGTATGTCACAGATTAATAATCAGAGGGCAAAGAAGAAAAAGTGACTTGTCTATTAAATTTTTTGTATGAAATATTATGCTTCAGTCAGCTTTGGAAAGGATTCCTTGGCAATGCTTTTCATGCTAATAGATAAAGGATATCAGTTGGATGAAGTCGTTTTCTATGATACAGGTATGGAATTTCAGGCAATCTATAACACTCGTGATGCTGTTCTTCCAATTCTTAAAAAACTTGGCATTAAATATACAGAACTGCATCCGGAGCAACCTTTTCTTTGGACAATGTTTGAAAGGCCGGTTAAGAAAAGAGGGACCAATATTATCCATAAAAAAGGATATAGTTGGTGTGGGGGAACATGCCGATGGGGAACGAGTGAAAAACTTCGTGCGTTGAAAGCTCACACAAAAGATGGAATTGATTATGTCGGTATTGCTGCCGATGAGATGCATCGCTTTGAAAAAGAAAATCGGGCTAATCGGGTTTTACCACTTCGTGACTGGGGGGTTACAGAAGCAGATGCACTCCAGTACTGTTATACAAAAGGCTTTGTTTGGTGTGAGGATGGAGTAAGGCTATATGAACTACTTGATCGTGTGAGTTGCTGGTGTTGTGGAAATAAGAATTTGAAGGAGTTGAAGAATATGTATTTGTACCTTCCATGGTATTGGAAAAAGCTGAAAGAACTTCAGTTAAATACCGATAGGCCCTATCGTCGTAATAGTGGAGAAACCATTTTTGATTTAGAGGAAAGATTTAGACGTGAATTGTTGAAGAAAAAAACTGATTAAAATGGCGTTAAAATGGCGAAGTTTCTGTTTGCTAAACTTGTCAATAACGATTACCTTTATAGACGTAAAGCATTAAAAGTCAATCAATATGAAGAGGAATGAAAAAATAGAAAAATTAGAAAGACTGGGTATTTTCAATCAATGGAAATATAATACAGAAAGAGCAAATGAGACATTTAATATTGAGTGTCCTGACTTCTCAATGACAAATGAAGAACGGATGAACAATTTGTTAGATGTTGATTGCTGTTTTCATCGGTTTCTAGCTATTTCATTCCCTTTTTATAATACTCCTGAAGGTGCTGTTTTTTGGGAGAATATTGCAAAAAAATAATCGAACTTAATTGAATTGAAATTATGAGTAAAAAAGATTTAATAGAGCAGAACATCACAAGAGTTCAAGAATATGTGAGGGAACTTATTGAAGATGCAAAGTGGAATAATGGTGTTTCGGAAACTCTTGAATCTACTTCAATAATTGTAGGTAATAGTGATGATATCTATGATTTTGCAATTTTATTTGCTTCTAATAGTGAATGTGTTTATTGTGAATTCATAAATGGTAAAATAGAGTACATTGATTGTGAACTAGATTGTGAAATATGCCAATTTGAAGGAAGACTAATTTTTCAATATATAAACGGAAGTTTTCATAATCCTACTGGTCAAATTATCGAACTATCAAAATTGCTGATGAGAGGCGAATTAAAAGACACAAAAAGTATCTTTTGTTCTATGGTACTTCGATTAATGGATACTGAAGAATACAGTAACAATTATTGCAAATCTTTGGATTTAGTTCTGAGGCTGTTTCCTGAAATAGATGGAGAATTATTAGAAAAGGAATTGGATAGATATATTTAAGCATTACAAGGATGAGTAAAATGAAATTAAATGAATTAAGAGACAAAGCATATAGAACTGCCTGCGGGCACGGGTTTCACGATCAGGAATTGAGTAATGAACATTTTCTTTGTCTTGTAATATCTGAACTTATGGAAGCTGTGGAAGCAGATAGAAGGGGAAAGCGTGCTAATGTTGATTGGTTCGAGAAGAAAATCTCAACCAGTCGTATTTGTCAAGGGTTAGACCCTGACATTCCCAAAGAGCGCGGTTACGAAGTCGCATATAACGAAACCATTAAAGGTTCAATCGAAGAAGAGTTAGCCGATGCTGTAATCCGCTTGCTTGACCTGGCAGGGCTTCGAGGAATAAGCCTTGAACTTGCCAACGGAGATATTGAGGACTGTATTGAAGATATGGCAGAAGCCTGTAAAGACGAAACTTTCACCGAATCAATCTATTCCATCTCTACACTTCCTGTTAGGTATGACGGAATATTTGATTTTCCTACAGCCGTGAATGATATGATACTATCAATCTTCGGGCTTGCCAAGCACTTAGAAATAAACCTGCTTTGGCACATCGAACAGAAAATGAAATATAATGAACTCCGTGAAAAAATGCATGGGAAAAAGTATTAACTCTCAAATCAGAAAAAATGGATGATAAACGAAAACAGATATTAGTAGATTATATATCATACTTGTATACAACAGGTAAAAGCTACGATTTTATAGGGAAATATATCAAGTATGTTAATGATTTCCTTGAAGATGCTATCTGTATAAACCGTCGCGGATATCTTGCATACAAGCAGAAAAATGTGGAAATAATGGTTCGCCATCCACTTATGTGTAATGCTATACTTGATTTGTTATCATTTTTAGGTATTGGCTATAAACGTAAAGAGAAAGTTGTAAAACCGTTAGAAAAGTTAAGTGCCATTTCTGAAAAAAATAAGGCCTTAATCAGTGAGTTTATAGTTCATCTGACAGATAGTAATGATTATTCTCCTCATACAGTTGACATCTATTATACTTCTCTAAAGAAGTATTTTGAGTACGCAAATGAAGTAAACATGGATAATTGTAAGAGGTTCGTAAAAATGCTTGAAGAGAACTCTTTTTCACCTCAAACAATTCGTCTACGAATTACTGCATTAGAGAAGTTCTCAAAATGGATAAAGAAACCTATCGAATTAAAGAGACCTAAAATGAAACGGAAATTAGATGTCTCTAATGTCCCTACAGAAGATGAGTATAACAGATTACTGGAATATCTTAAAACCAAATCAAATAAAGACTATTACTTTTTTATTAAGGTTTTAGGTACTACTGGTGCACGCCTTTCTGAATTTTTGCAATTTACCTGGGAGGATATAGTCGCCGGTGAAGTGACTTTGAAAGGTAAAGGAAATAAGTACAGGCGTTTTTTCTTTCAAAAACAGTTACAACGAGAGGTGAAGATTTATGTGGCGGAGAATAATAAGACTGGGTTGTTTGCGGTAGGTAGATATGGTCCAATTACTCAACGTGGGCTAGCACAGTCTATGAAGGTGTGGGGGAGCCATTGTGGCATTGATTCTAAAAAAATGCACCCGCATGCCTTCCGGCACTTCTTTGCTAAAATGTTCCTGAAGAAAACCAAAGATGTAATTCAATTAGCAGACCTTCTTGGTCATGGTAGTGTAGATACAACAAGAATTTATTTACAAAAAAGTTATGATGAACAACAAAGAGACTTTAATAAAAACGTTACGTGGTAGTGTAGCCCAGCTCAATGAATTGTCGGATATGACTGAAGGCATAGATGTTTATGACGCTGCCGGATATGTTGATACTGAATTTCTTATGGAAGCGCTTTCCTGTGTTAATACTTTTATGGATGCGAGTAATATGGTTATTACGAAAATATCCTCACTGTTAGCGCCGGACGCTCCGGTTGATGAAAGGAAGAGCCAGGCTGATGAAGGTAAGAAATGGAATGTGGAAGAGATACTGAAGCATTGTACTCTTGAGGATAGTGTTCTTAAACTTCCGAAAGTACAATTCAATAAGAAATCCTATGCTGAAGCAAAGAAATGGATAGAAGAAGCTGGTGGCTCATGGCAGGGAGGTAAGATACAGGGATTCACATTTCCTTTTAATCCGGAACGTGTGTTCTCCATCTTGAAAGAAGGTAAGCGATGCGATTTGCAAAAAGACTTTCAGTTCTTTGAAACACCTGCTGATATTGCAGACTGGTTGGTAATGCTTGCCGGTGGAATTCACGAAACAGATACCGTACTTGAACCAAGTGCCGGACGCGGTGCTCTGATAAAAGCGGTCCATCGGTCATGCCCGTCAGTAATAGTTGAATGTTATGAACTGATGCCGGAAAACAGGGAGTTCCTTCATACACTTGATAACGTAATATTGCTTGGTGAGGATTTCACTAAAGATAGTGTAGGAAATTACACTAAGATTATTGCTAATCCTCCATTTTCCGGTAATCAGGATATTGACCATGTAAGACATATGTATGAACGCTTGGAAGAAGGTGGAATTCTTGCGGCTATAACCAGCCGGCATTGGAAGTTTGCGTCTGAAAAGAAATGTGTTGAGTTCCGGGAATGGTTGGAAAAAGTTCATGGAGAAGTTTTTGAAATTGAAGCCGGTGAATTCAAAGAAAGTGGAACTACTGTTAGTACGATGGCAGTGGTTATAAAGAAGTAATTTAAAACGGACAGAAAGGAGGTAAAGTATGATACTTACTACTGATAAGATGGCATTTGTTACCGATCAAGATAATTCAGACAAATACATTGAGGAGCTTATAACTGAGTATGGAACTAATCAATATCGCATAAAGATTAACCGTACGCTTAGTCCACCATATTACCAATTATTCTACGAATGGAAAGAAGGTAAGCGGAAATTAAATCGTGAACTTTTCTCTTCCAGTAAGTTGGGAAAGATTGTAAATTTCATAAATGAAAACATTCAATAAAATCAAGAAGTGAAAGCAATAACAATAAAACAACCATGGGCCTCATTGATCGTTCACGGTATCAAGGATATTGAGAACCGGAGTTGGGCGTGTCCATGGAAATACATAGGACATAGAGTGTTAATCCATGCAAGTGGGAAACCTGTAGAAATGAGAAATCCCAATAGTGTATTTACAAAAGCTCAATGGGATAGTCTGCCTATTGAGTTTCAACGAAAAATAATATGTGCAGAGGGCATTGTCAATTCTGCTATCATTGGAAGTGTAGAAATAATTGGATGCTCTATCAATCATCCTTCTAAATGGGCAGAGAAAACAGATGATAGTAAAGGCTATTATGAAAATCCTATTTATAACTGGGTACTAGCTAATCCTATATTATTTCCAGAGCCGATACCGGCTAAAGGGAAATTGTCATTTTGGGAGTATCCCAATATCAATTCAGAGGACGATATTTGCTTGTGTAATTTGGTCGTAAATGAAAGGAATCAAGTCGTTAGCTATGGAGAGTATGACCGATGTGTATACTGTGGTAGTAAATGGAGTAAATAACAATAGTACAGAATAATAGTAACATAATAGTTAGATATGAATTATACTGTCAATATCTTCTTCATTATCAACATACATTTTGATGTATTTTCTTAATAAGGTTGGATTATTGACACATTCATCTGTTTTAATTATTTGGAGATTATTCAATCCATATAAAGATGTCAAATTCCAATTTGTCATTTCTTGTAGTGAGCGTTTTATCTCAATTTCCGATTTTGCGTCTTTAGTGAATATTGTAATATTCTTCTTTTGGGGATTAGTGGATGAAGATTGTCTTTCAAAAAAGGCTTTAAAATATTGGCTGTCATTTATGCCTAATGAATGCCCAAATATTGTAATATCATCAGCATCCATTAAATCATATACCATAGCTGGGGGATTATATTGGGAATCAAATGATTTCTGTATAAAATCATAGTTTTTGTCTATGTTTTCATCTCTTGTTCCTAAAATGATATTCCCGTCTAAACATAAGCCATGTACATACTTAACTGCATCATTAAATTCCATAGCAAAACTAGAGTTGGGAGCTATTGCTCCAAAACTTGTATAATTAAAAGAGTATATGACAATTTCATCATTTACATTGCTTTTGATAAATGTTCTTGCTACTGTAGCAGCTATGGAGTTTTCATTAATAGCTTCTTTTTGAATTTTTATTAGGTATTGCATTAACCCAACTTTAATCAACTGTACGGCTTTTTTATCTCGTTCAATTGGAGAATTTAGCACATCTTCATGTGATAAACAGATTATGTAAGAAAGTCCAGGTTTGGATAATACGCCTATCTTTAATAGTCTATTAACAGTCTCAGCATTTGTTTGTATTAAATCATTATATTCAGAAATACCATGATAGGCATGTATCATTTCTAATATTTTTCTTTCTGTGCTATTATATAAATCGAATGGATGCCCATTATTATTCTTAATTTTAGTATAATAATAACTTAGTTCATTCTCCAAATCATACCACTTGACTGCATCTAAATTATCGTTCCATTTGTCATTTAAATGTTTGATTAAAGGAGATGGGTAGTCTTTGGGACAAAATTCAGATTGGCAAAAGTCCTTGTATGAAGTCTTTCTGCCTAAACAAAGGTCAAATCCGTTACCTATTATCAGAACTCTTTTTCTATCTTTATTCATACTGCAAAAGTAAGGAAAGATTATGATAATAAGAACTGAAATTTATATAATTGTTGAACCTTTGGTGTATTGGTTATCCGATACACCTTTATTTTTTTGTGATGATGAGAAAAATGATTGTAACCGGTAGTGAGGGGTTTATAGGCAAAGCCCTTTGCTGCGAATTGACAAAAAGAGGTGTTGAAGTCATAGGACTTGATCGAAAGTCTGGTACTGAAGCCACAAAAGTATGCGAGCTCCTGAAGAATGGGGGGATTGATTGTGTGTTCCATTTGGCAGCGCAAACCAGTGTGTTCAATGGAAACCTGGAACAAATCAGGAGGGATAACATTGATACTTTCATGCGAGTAGCTGATGCTTGCAATCAAAATCATGTGAAGTTAATATATGCCAGTTCGTCAACGGCTAATCCGGAGAATACCACTTCTATGTATGGAATAAGCAAGTATTTCGATGAACAGTATGCATCTATCTATTGTAAGGCTGCGACCGGGTGCCGGCTGCATAATGTATATGGACCTAATCCGCGAAAAAGAACTCTTCTCTGGTTCCTGATGGAAAAGGAAAACGTGTCATTATACAACTGTGGTCAGAATATCCGGTGCTTCACTTACATAGATGATGTTGTCGAAGGGCTTATTTATGCGGTGGGCTGTAAACGTCAGCTCATCAATATTTGTAACGTCCAACCTGTGACTACTATGTATTTTGCATCTTTAGTAAAATACTACAAACCGATTGAAATAGAGTTGATTAATAAAAAACGGGATTTTGACAATTTGGAGCAGTCGGTGAACCGGGATATCTATTTAGTACCTTTGTCTTACACATCTGTCGAGGACGGAGTAAAGAAGATCTTTGATGAAAGGAAAAGGAAAGATATGTCGTATTGATGACTGGGATAAGCCGGAAGCGGTGAAATGTAAGAGCTGGTCTCATCAGGAACGGTTATGTGATCTGAAAGAAAAGGTATCACTTCATAAAAAGGGTGATATCTATTACATCTCCCAGTTCACCCGTTCCAAGACTGGCACCAGCTTTTCAGAAATTAAACAGTCGGAGGAACTTGCATCATTCTTTGCAGAGAGAGCGTGTGAGTTTCTCCACCGCTTCATTGTAGGGGGATATGAAGGATGGTGTATAGTCACCACACCGCGACGGAGACACAACGAGGGCTTTCATTTTGCAACCTCTATCTGTACGAAAATTGCGGGGGCGGTGAAAATACCATTCTATGAGAATGCAATTCAGTGCCTAACTAAAGATAGATTGAATCCGGAATTCTTTCTTCTTCGTCCGATAAAGGAAAAGAAAATAATAGTGTATGATGACATATTAACAACTGGCAGCACACTGCTTGCCACCTATGAGCTTTTAAAGGATAGAGAGCAGCTTCTTTTTCTCGTAGGAATAAATAACAATTGATATGGGAAAGCAAGAGAAACCATTAACATTCAAGCAAGAGAAATTCTGTAAATACTACGTTGATACAGAAGGTAATGCTAGTGAAGCATATAGGATGTCTTATGATGCGTCAAAGATGAAACCTGAAACGATTTGGAGTGCTGCTAGCAGATTGTTAGCCAATAGCAAGGTTAGTGCAAGGATAAGTGAGATTAAGCAACAGAGGGCGAAAGAGACTGAAGTAGAGAGGAAAACGGTCGAAAAGGTATTAATGGATATTGTACTCGCTGATCCCGATGATTTACATTATGTAGACCCTGTTACCGGGAAAACAAAGATGAGAAGTCCGTCCCAACTTCCAAAGCGTGCCCGTAATGCGTTGAAGAAGATTCAGAATAATAGAGGAGTGGTTAATTATGAGTTCAACGGCAAGACAGAAGCCGCCCGGATTCTTGGTGCCTGGAATGGATGGGAAGCCGATAAGAATGTCAACATCAAAGGTGGAGACGGAAATAAAGTCGGTGAACTTCGTATCGGATTTGAAGATAATGAGAATTCGGAAGAATAGAACAATTTGAACTGCAAAATCCGGTATTCATCCTACGGAGAAACCTTACTTTTAGAACAATATGGTTATAAATTATAAGAAGCTAAATCCTAACGGATTCTATCTATTGAAGTACTTGAATGATGAGACTATCCGTTTTATCATTCTCTATGGAGGTTCATCTTCCGGTAAGTCGTATAGTGTGGCACAAACAATACTGATACAGACATTACAGGATGGTGAGAACACTCTTGTCATGCGTAAGGTAGGAGCTTCTATTCTCAAAACCATTTATGAAGATTATAAGGTCGCTGCGATCGGTCTTGGCATCTCCCATTTGTTCAAATTTCAACAGAATACTATTAAATGTCTGGTAAATGGTGCGAAGATAGATTTCTCCGGTCTTGACGATCCGGAGAAGATAAAAGGTATCTCTAACTATAAGCGAGTTCAGTTAGAGGAATGGTCAGAGTTCGAGCATCCGGATTTCAAGCAGCTACGTAAGCGTTTGCGTGGTAAGAAAGGGCAGCAGATTATTTGTACCTTCAACCCGATTAGTGAAAGCCATTGGATAAAGAAAGAGTTTATTGATAAAGATAAATGGCATGATGTACCGATGACGGTTACCATTGCCGGCAAAGAGTTGCCGAAAGAACTTACCAAGGTCAAATCCGTAAAGAAGAATGCACCCAGGCAAATACTTAATCTTCGTACTAAGCAAATCGAGGAACAGGCACCTAATACAGTTATTATCCAATCTACCTATTTGAATAATTTTTGGGTGGTCGGTAGTCCTGACGGTACGTATGGTTTCTATGATGAGCAATGTGTTGCCGACTTTGAGTATGATAGAGTCCACGATCCGGATTATTACAATGTGTACGCATTGGGAGAGTGGGGTGTTATTCGTACCGGTAGCGAGTTCTTCGGTTCGTTCAACCGTGGCAAACATTCCGGTGAACATAAATATATCCCGGACCTGCCTATTCATATATCAGTAGATAATAACGTACTGCCATATATCAGTGTGTCGTACTGGCAAGTAGATTTCACTACCGGTATCAAGGTTTGGCAGTTCCATGAGACATGCGCCGAAAGTCCAAACAATACAGTAAAGAAAGCCTCCAAACTTGTTGCAAAGTTTCTGAAATCTATCCAATATTCTGATAGGTTATATGTACATGGTGATGCATCAACGAAAGCGGCAAACAGCATTGACGATGAGAAGCGTTCCTGGATGGACTTGTTCATAGACACATTGCAGAAAGAAGGGTTCGAGATTGAAGATAAGGTAGGCAACAAGAATCCGAGTGTTACTATGACCGGTGAGTTTATCAATGCTATCTTTGATTGTACTGTTCCCGGTATAGAGATACACATTGACGAATCATGTTCGGTATCTATTGAGGACTACATGAGCGTACAGAAAGATGCTAACGGTGCCATTCTTAAAACTAAGGTCAAGAATAAAACTACCTTGCAGACTTATGAGGAGCACGGACACCTGTCTGATACGTTCCGATATGTCGTTGTGGATTTGTGTAGTGAGCAGTATATAGAGTTTAGTAACCGGCGAAAAAGAAACTTGTATGCTTGTAATGGCACTATTAATTTCTTCAATCCAGATACCGAATGTAAATACACTAAGAAGATTCTATATGTGATGCCGAATGTTAATGGGAAATTTGTCCTTATACAAGCGTTTAGATGTGGAAATAAATGGCATGTTGTTGATGTCGTATTTATGGATACTACTTCAACAGAAGATATACGTTCTTCTATTTTGTCCCATGAATCTGATTCATGTGTAATTGAATGTACAGATGCTTATTTCCCTTTTATCCGGGAACTCCGTTCTAGTACAAACAAGGAGATTCGTGTAATGAAAGAGTTTCCGGATGTAGATAAGCGTATTGCTGCAACATCTGATTATGTGAAAAATAGTATTCTTTTTTCTGCATCAAAAGTAGAATCTGATACGGAATATGTTGCCTTCATGAATAATCTGATGGACTATAATAAAGATAGTGAAACAAAAGAGGCCAGTGCTGTTTTGAGTGGGCTAGTACAGTTCGTTGTAAAATTAGGTTTGAATTGAATTGCGTTATATGTGATTGAAAATAAGGATGTTATATTGTTGGTATTATGTTTTCGTAATTTCAAGATTTTAGTGTTTTGGAAAACGGTTTTCCTTTTTACTTAGTTTTGCTCAAAAAGGAACCCAATGAATATTTTTTTTGATAATCTATTTGGAAAGAAATCTAAGACTAAAGGTGAAGTTGAAATAGTTACTTCATCTGAAAATAAGGATATAGATACTCAAAGTGGCAAGGCTGAAAAATGGTCAGTTGCATACATTGAGGACCTTACTAGTCCTATTGTAGCGGGCAGTAACTATCTAACGCTATTCAGTACGATACCTGAAGTCTTTTTCCCGATCGATTATATTGCATCGCGAATTGCAGGTGCTAATTTTCAATTGAAGAAAACTAAGGATGACAGTATAGTATGGGCGAATAAACGAATGAATGGCATACTTAGTCGTCCTAATTGTTTGATGCGTTGGAAAGAATTGATTTATCAGCACCATATTTATAAATTGTGTACAGGGAATAGCTTTATTCGTGCCGCTATGCCTGATGTCTTTTCTACAGCTGAAAAATGGAGATATTGCGATAATTATTGGGTGCTACCTTCTGATAAGACTATTGTAGAACCTGTTTACGGGAATATGCCATTGTTTGGTATTGCCCAAACAGAAGATATTATTCGTAGCTATCGTTTGGAGTATGGTTGGAATGGTAGTTTGGAAATTCCTCCATACCAAATATGGCATGATAGAGACGGAAGTGCAGAGTTCTATTCAGGGGCTATGTTCTTGAAGTCCAAAAGTCGTCTTGCTTCCCAAAATAAGCCAATGTCAAATCTAATAGCTGTATATGAAGCTAGAAATGTAATTTATGTAAAGCGGGGTGGATTGGGCTTTATTGTAAGTAAGAAAACTGATGCTACCGGTTCAATAGCGTTGACTGACGATGAAAAGGAACAGCTTTTGAAGCAAAATTTTGAGAAGTATGGTGTAAGGAAGGGCCAGGTACCTTATGGTATTTCAGATGCAGACATTGACTTTGTTCGTACTAATCTTTCTATTGCAGAGTTACAGCCGTTTGAAGAGACTTTGGCTGATGCAATAAATATTGCAGGGGCATACGGCATCCCTGCCGTTCTTGTTCCGCGAAAAGACCAGTCCACATTTAGCAATCAGGCTACTGCTGAAAAGAGCGTATATTGTTCAACTGTTATTCCTATGGCCAAACAATTCTGCAAGGATTTTACAGCTTTCCTTGGTCTTGAAGGAGGGGGATATTATTTGGATTGTGATTTCTCTGATGTTGATTGTTTGCAGGAAGGATTGAAAGAATCCGAAGACGTAAAGACAAATATAAATAAACGTTGTCGTGAACAATTCTCATGTGGGCTTATAACACTCAATGACTGGCGTGCCCAAATAGGCGAAAGTATGATAGAAAATCCCTTGTTTGACAAATTGAAATTTGATATGTCAGATGAGGAACTGGATAAAGTAAATCGAGTTTTTAACACTAAAAGTGGAGATGAAAAAGATGGAAGAGAAAATCAAAAGCCTTCAGTACAAGACAAAGGCAAATGATGTTGATGAGAAGGGTATCGTTACCGTTGCGGTGAACGGTATCGGTGTGAAGGACTCACAAAATGACATATCTATGCCCGGCTCATTCAATAAGACATTGAAAGAAAATATTGGTCGGATGCGTTGGTTCCTGAATCATCGTACAGACCAGTTGTTAGGTGTTCCGTTGAGTGGTAAGGAAACAGAAGGTAATTTGGTTATGGTCGGTCAGTTAAATCTTGAAAAACAGATTGGCCGTGATACGTTAGCTGATTATAAGCTGTTTGCAGAGAATGGAAGAACCCTAGAACACTCTATCGGAGTAAAAGCCATCAAAAGGGATTCTATCGATCCTTGTAAGGTGCTTGAATGGCGTATGATGGAATATTCAACATTGACAAGTTGGGGGAGTAATCCCCAGACTTTCCTTGTGAATATTAAGTCTGCTACTGCCGACCAGGTAAAGGAGGCTGTTGATTTCATTCGGAAAGCGTTCTTGCAGCATGGATATAGTGATGAACGTTTAAAAGGATACGATATGGAATTAAGTTTATTACTGAAGAGCCTCAACGGTGGTGCCGTTGTCTCATGTCCTCATTGTGGTCATCAATTTGATTATGATGCAGAAACAGAGCATACCTTTGCCCAACAGGTATTAGATTATGCTGCTGATTATCAGAGATGGATAACACAGGACATTGTAAGGGAAGAAATAGAGAAGCTCACTCCGGAGATTAGAACCCAAGTAATTTCTCTTATTGATTCTGTCAAATCAGAAAAGAAAGAATTTTCTCAAAAGGGTCTACAAGACCTTATGAATTATGTAAGATGTCCCCACTGTTGGGGAAAAGTATATCGTTCGAATGCTATTCTGCAAAACACTTCTGAAAATACCACCGGAAAAAATGAGCCGTCTGTTGACACTCAAGAAAAGAATGACGGGGAAAATGGGAACGATGAAGTAACGATTAAAGCCGCTGATAATGGCACTTTACTCGATTTCAAGAGTTTGAATAGCTGTTTCGAGAATAAATAACTTAAAATTTAAATTTTATGCCTAAAAAATTTACAGTATCAGATTTTAATCTGAAAACAGACGGTCTGCCGGCAGAACAGAAAACTTTCATGGAAAACATTGTCGGCATGATGTGTGAAGTAGTTAACAAGTCACTTGAAGGATTTGCCTCACCGGAGGAGGTAACGAAACAGTTTGGTGACATCAATAATCTATTGAAAGCCTATGATGGAGAAAAGTTCCAGCAATTGGTAAAGGACAACGAGCAACTTGTAGAACAAGTTAAAACTCTAGGTGAAAGTATCGAGAAAATGAAGCAGAAAGGTCTTTCTATGGATACTATCAACAAGTTCGATGAGAAGTTGAACGAGATGCTTGATTCTGAAAAATTCAGAGATTTCGCAGAAGGAAAAACACGCAAATCAGGAGAATTTGACGGCTTCTCCTTGAAAGATGTCGTTTCCATGACTGACAATTACACCGGTGATTTGTTGATTACTCAACAACAGAAACGTGTTGTGACTCAGGTTGCCAACAAAAAGTTGCATATGCGTGATGTATTAACGACGTTGACTGCTGATCCTGCATACCCTCAACTTGCCTATGCACAAGTATATGCTTTCAACCGCAATGCCCGTTTTGTAACAGAGAATGGGCGTTTGCCTGAATCAAGCATCAAGGTAAAAGAGATACAGACAGGAACTAAGCGCCTTGGTACTCATATCCGTATCTCAAAACGTATGTTGAAATCAAGAGTGTACATTCGTTCCTACATCTTGAACATGCTTCCTGAAGCTGTTTGGATGGCAGAAGACTGGAACATCTTGTTTGGTGACGGTAATGGTGAGAATTTGCTTGGTATTATTAATAATACTGGGGTGACTTCTGTAGAGAAGATTATCAGTACAGCCATTGTTACAGGTGCCGCCGGTGCTGTAAAAGCTATTACCGGATATAACGGTGATAAGGATGTGATTGTAGAGTTTGCAGAACCACAGGATTTGATTCTTGATGGAATGAGTATCACGTTCGCTGGTGCTGCTGTTCTCACTGAACTGAACAAAACACACGCTCTTGTGAAAATGGAAGATGGTCGTATCCTTATTCCTGGTGTCGCGTTCTCCGGTGCTGAAACGGCTACGGATAAAATGACATTCAGTGTTCATGAAGCCGGCTTTAAGAACATTGAGGAACCCAACTCTGAAGATGTAGTGAAAACAGCTTTCGCCGCAATGACATATGCCCAGTATTTTCCGAATGCCATTATTCTTAATCCAATGACTGTTAACGGTATGGAATCAGAGAAAGATACGACAGGACGTAATCTTGGTATCGTTAAAATGGTTGATGGGGTGAAATATATTGCCGGTCGTCCGATTATCGAGTATGGTGGCATTCTTCCAGGTAAGTATCTTTTAGGTGACTTTAACCAAGCCGCAAATTTGGTTGATTATACCACTTTGACACTTGAATGGGCTGAAGATGTGGAGACCAAGCTTTGCAATGAGGTTGTGCTGATGGCACAAGAAGAAGTTATCTTCCCGATTTATATGCCGTGGGCTTTCGCTTATGGGGATTTGGCCGCATTGAAGACTGCAATAACTAAAGCGTAGGATTATGGATTACATACTTAGAGGTAACGATAAGGATGTAACCAATGTGCTTAAAGAGCAACGCATTCGGATTAATAGAGGGATGATTCAACTCATCCCTATTTCCGAATGTGGTCTTGTTACAGAAGAAGATGCCCGAAAGACATTGGAATGTATGCTTGCAGAGAAAAATGAAGAGATTGGCAGGCTTACTGCATCCATTGCAGAGAAAGATAAGACAATTGTTGAACTGACAGAAGAGCGTGAAACAATGAAAGCTCGCATTGCAGAACTTGAAGTACAGGTGCCTTCTGATGAAAAGAATCTTCCGGTTGCCGATTCAAAAGATTTGCAAGAGGAAGATGCCAAGGAGGTAACTGTTACAGATGATAAAGCCGTTTCCGTGGAAGATGAAAAGAAAACCGGGAAAGGCAAGACTTCTAAATAACTATCGCTATGTTGATTGATGTTTCATATTTTATGTCAGGTCCCAGGCATATTGAGAATGTTTCGGTCGCTGAAATGCCTTCGCCCCAATCTCTTGCTGTGAATGAGGTGATAAATGGGTATATTAAGGCATTTCAGCCCGAATTTCTCCGGAATGTTGTTGGTTTGACTCTTTCCCAAGCTATCACAGATTACTTGGAGCTTATTGAACGGGAAAAGGAAGATTCTTCAGATGAAGTTGATATTTCAGAAGAGAAGGAAGAATCCCAGTCCGGATATGCAGTATTGTGCGAGAAGCTGTGTGAACCGTTCGCTGACTATGTATTATATCATATTCTTCGTGATGCAAACACCCAAGCTACAATAACCGGGCTTGTCCGTTTGAAATGCGCTAATGAATATGTAGCTCCTTTGAAGAGACAAGTAAGCACATGGAATAGCATGGTAGAGAAGAATAAACAGTTTGTTGAATGGGCTATGTCAAATGATTGTCCTTTCGATGTGAAAATAACCAAGAATCTTTTGACCCCAATTAATGCTTTCAATTTATGATAGATTTAGATATAACAGAACTGTTTGAGGAGATTGTAAAGGAACTTCCAGAAGGGCTTGAAATCCTCTATCCAAATGGGAAAGGGGGAACTAAAGTTGTGAAGTCCCCAAGGTTGAATTACATCTTCGGTAGCAGTCAATATATCAAAGATATTTTAGATGAATACAGTAAGTCTTCTGCCCAGTCTGAAAGGAAGTTTCCATTGGTTGCACTATTTACTCCAATTAGTGAGGATAGAGGTGACGCGGATTATTTTTCAAAAGCAAAGGTTTCGTTAATTATAGCTTGCTCTTCTTGTAAAGAGTGGAGCAATGAGATGCGCAGAACCACATCTTTTAAAAATATCCTTCGGCCAATCTATAAACGTTTATTGGAAGTATTATATGAAGATTCCCGGTTCGACTGCGACTATGACGAAAAAGTGAAACATAGTTATTCAGAAAACTATTCATATGGCAGATACGGAGCCTATACAGATTCCGGTGAGGCTGTGAGCGAGCCGATTGATGCCATAAATATACGCTCGATGGAAATAAAAATTAATAATCTTAATTGTAGAAGAAAATGAGAAAGATTAGAACGTGTAAGGGTTCCCGGATGAACACTGGTAGTTCTGCTTGTAGTATTGACTGGAAAAAAGTCAAAGGTGCTATCTTGGCGGAACATGGTGTCAAACTCCCTGCTGATATAACAGGTGAGAAATTGCTCGAATTGTGCCATGCAGACCGTCCCGGGCGTATTTACCCTATTTTTCCATTCCTGGAGTATGCCAAGAATGGTGGAGAGCCCCAAGTTAATGCTGTAGGGTACGGTGCAAGTGAATACAACGGGCTAAGCGCTCAAACAGACACCTTCACTTTGAAGAAATTTGATGAGGTTTTGAATGCCCAGCTTCTGAAATGTGCCAATAAAGGATGGGACGTTTACTTTTGGAATCAGGATAATATGTTGATCGGTTATAATGATGACACTGATATCCTTGCCGGTATTCCGATGTCTACTGTTTATCCGACCGTGACACAGTACCCGACCAGTAGTGCTAAGTCTGCGATGACTGTTAGTTTTTCACATGAAGATGTGGAAGACAGCCAATTGCACTTTGACTACGTGCAGTTAGACTTCAATCCCAAGAATTTCGTTAAAGGCTTGGTTGATGTTGTGTTTCAAAAGTTGGAGGCCGAAAATACTTACAAAATAGTTGAAGTTGTTGGTGGTTATGACCGTACAGAAGAATTTGGCAGTCTTATTGCTGATGGTGCTGCTGAAGTTATGAATAACGTAACTTCTGCTACGTATTCGGATGGTATCATTACCATTGTTCCTAAAGCTGGGGCGGTTCCTTCGTTGAAAGCTCCTTCTGTATTGTATGAAAAAGGAATCAGAGGTATTGAGCAGGTGTCATGAAGGTAGATAATGTTACGTTCGTCGAGGTTGCTGTGAAGGGCATGACGAAGGAAGAGTTTATTAATGCGCACATTAAAGTCGTGTGGCAGGAACTGAAGGAAGCTGACCGCAAGAAGAAGCTCTCGGAAGTGTACGATGCGATAACTAAGTAACCGACGGGCTGGGGTGTGATTACAGCCCGGCCCGTTATATTTTTACTGTATGGCAGATTTTGATGAATTACATAGAGTTATTCATTCCATTGCATCCGGGTTTGAAGAGGAATGTATTAGGTGTATGGAAGAACATAAGAATGTGCTCGTTGATTGCATTCAGGAGCAATTATATTCCGGTCTGGACGGTACTGAACATCTATTGAATCCTGATTATGATACTGACACCTATTTTAACGAGCCCGGTCCCTGGCAGAACCGTGCGGAACAATATAAACGATGGAAGGAGAGGATAACTCCACCTCTTAGAAGTGAGATGCTTTATTTGCCACCGCGTCCGGTTGAGGTACCTAACCTCTTTATTACTGGTACTTTCTATGATAGCATAACTGCCGATAGAATTGATTCCGGGCTTCGATTCTCAACGAAAGGATTTACGGACGGTAGTTCTATTGAGAAGAAATACGGTGAGCAGATTTTAGGCATTGGTGATACAGCTAAAGAGTACTTTAATATTATGTATCTCCGTCCCTGGATGGAACGTTTCTTTTCAGAATGTGGATATCGGTAGAAAATGGCTTGTAGTTGCGAAATAAAAAAGATGCAGAGTGAACTGGAACGTATCAGTGATCTTGCAAAGAAAGCAGCTGTCTTGGATGGTTGCATGTATGTCGTTTATCAGAAAGAAGATGGTACCTATGCTTTTGATAAACTAGGAGTTGAGATAAAAGGAAAGATTGTTGAATATAGACATTACCTGTAATTATGGCAGATTTAAAATTAAAAGATTTCGTTGATGAGAACGATTTGCAGAAATTGGTGGAGCTTGATAATACTATTGAGCGTGTGAGGGCTGATTATGTTAATGCGGCCAAAGAATTAGCAAAAGGTTTGAAACTAAATGTAGAAGGCGTTGCTGATCTTGAAAAGTTGAGTAATCTTTATAATACCCAAGCAAAAACGGCTGGCTCTGCATCTGCTGAATTAACCGAGGCTCTTAGAAAACAGTCTGAAATAACTCAAACTGTCAGTAAGAAGATAGAGGAAAAGCTAAATGTAGAGAAATTATCTGCTGCTGAACTGAAGAAACTAACCAAGGCAAACTCGGATAATGCTGCGTCCTTGGAAAAGGCTGCTAAAGCGGAAGCTAATTTGACAAAAGCGCAGAATGCCGGTAATACTACTCGTAAGAAAGCTGTTTTATCTGAAGAAGAACGTTTAAAACTTGTCAGAACTGCTATTACCTTGACTAATCAGGAAGTACATAGCCGTTCACAAGCAAAGGAAATGAATAAGCAGCTGCAAAAGGCTGTTGATGTTTTGAAAGATACGGATGAAAACTATATTCGTACACTTGCCCGTCTTAATTCTACTATTGGAATCAACACTGATTACATAAAGCGAAATTCCGATCGATATAGTCAACAGAAAATGACTATTGGTGCATACCGGGAAGAAGTAAAGGCTGCATGGGTTGAGATACAGAACGGTAATAAGTCCATGCAGAATATGGGTATTATTGCTCGGAATGCAGGAAAGATACTTAATTCTGAATTTGCTCCTGGGTTAAGTAAAGTTGGTGCTGGTTTAAAAGGGTGGGCAGCTGGATATATTGGTGCACAGGCTGTTGTAAGTGGCGTTGTAGCTCTTTTTACTAAACTTCGGGAAGGGGTTGGTAGTGTTGTCGAGTTCGAGTTTGCTAATAGCCGGCTTGCCGCAATACTCGGTACCACATCAGACCAAATAAAAGAATTAACTCTTGATGCTAAAAGGTTGGGAGCTACAACTAAATATACAGCTTCTGAAGCTACCGAATTGCAGATAGAATTAGCCAAGTTGGGGTTTACACGGAAAGAAATATTAGATGCAACAGAATCGGTTTTACGTTTTGCTCAAGCTACCGGTGCAGAGTTAGGGGAAGCTGCTTCGCTAACTGGAGCTGCATTGAGAATGTTCAATGCAGATACTCGTGAGACAGAACGTTATGTATCTGCAATGGCTGTTGCTACAACAAAGAGTGCGTTATCGTTTTCATATCTTGCTACTGCACTTCCAATCGTTGGACCGGTAGCTAAGGCTTTTAATTTCTCTATTGAAGATACTTTGGCTTTACTAGGTAAATTATCAGACGCCGGCTTTGACGCTTCAATGTCTGCTACTGCTACACGTAATATTCTTCTAAATTTAGCTGATACAAACGGGGTACTTGCTAAGTCGTTAGGTGGTCCGGTTAAAACGCTGCCTGAATTGGTGGCTGGATTACAAAAATTGAAAGAGCAGGGAGTAGATTTGAATAGTACTCTTGAAATGACTGATAAACGGAGTGTTGCTGCTTTCAATGCATTTCTTACCGCTGCCGATAAGATTGTTCCATTACGCGAACAAATAACAGGTGTTGAAGGTGAATTGGGTGATATGGCTCATACTATGGAAGATAATGCCAAAGGTGCAATTGATAGTTTAAAATCTGCTTGGGAAGCCCTGATGATCTCTTTAGGTAAAAACACAGGCGTTTTATCTGGGATAATAAACGAATTTACCGACCTTGTCCGTTCTATGCGTGCCGTAATAGCCACGGCAGAAGAACTTGGCGAGGAAAGATTAGCTAATGCAGCCCGTAACGGTCAAGAAGCTGCTAAACTGGATAAGGAATGGGTTAAATCTAAGGAGGAAAGTATTGATAGGGTCGCTTTGAAATATAGAAAAGAGGGAGTTGATGGTGCAGAAGCTTTTGAGAAAGCTAGAGGAGAACAACTTAAAATATTAGAAAGAACTTTATCGCAAGAAGAAGCTAGATTGCAACTTTATACTAAACGAAACCAAAAGCAGTGGAGTGAGTATAATAATCGTAGTTTATTGAAACAAGGCCTAGGGCTTCAAAAAACTACTAATCAGATGAAAAAAGACATAGATGAGTCTTTCAAGCTTGTTGAAGAGCAAACTGCATATGTTGCTGGATTGAAAGAAAAAATGGAGCAAATCAAAGGTATTACCAATGATTATCAAGAGGAAAATACGGGAAGTACATTCAACAAACCTCTCACAGATAAAGAAAAACGTGAACTGGAGAAAGCTGCTAAGGAAAAACAAAAGATTAAGGAAACCTATCAAGAGTCTGAACTCGCCCTCATGGATGAAGGCTTAGAAAAGGAACTTGCTAAAATTGGTTTAGCGTACTCAAAGAAGATTGCTGCTGTTAAGGGTTATAGTAAAGAAGAAATCGCTACTCGTCAGAATTTGGCGAAAGAAATGCAGGATAAATTAGATGAATTCTCTATTAAGTATAATTCTGACCGTGAAAAGAAAGATGTTGAGAACGCTCTTGCTGTTGTAAAAAAGGGGTCCCAGGAAGAACTTGATTTGAAATTGCACCAGTTGGAATTGCAACGTGAAGCAGAAATTGATGCAGCGGAGAAAACAGGTGAAGATATTTTTCTCATTGATGACAAATATGCAAAAAAGAAACAAGAACTTTACGAAAGACATGCATCCGATCAGGTGCAATTAATAGCAGAGAATGCAGCGCATGAGCAGGAAATCCGGGATGCTGCCTATGTTATGGATACGCTTGCTCTTAAAAAACAGTTAGCTTCTAAGGAAATAACCCAGCAGGAGTATGCAGAACTTGAGTATCAGTTAAAATTAGATTATGTACGTAAAACCTCGGAAGCTGCCATTGACGCTTTGGAATCCGAACTTGCTACTGCCAACTTGAGTACGGACAAAAGGGAGAAACTTGAGGAGAAACTTGCAAAATTGAAAGCGGACCTTGCCCAAAAAGAAGCAGAAACAGAAATAGATGCTATCAATAAAGTTACTAAAGCGGATGAGAAAGCACAGAAAGAACGTCAGAAGAACTTGAAAAAATGGCTTCAAACTGCATCTCAAGCTGTGGGAGCTATTGGAAACTTAGTCTCTTCTATTTATGATGGTCAGATTCAGAAAATAGAAGAAGAGCGGGAAGCTAATGAGGAAAAGTATGATGAGGATATTGAACGAATTGAGAATCTGGCAGAGTCTGGAGCTATATCCGAAGAGGAAGCGGAAGCGCGTAAACGGGCAGCAAAGGATCAGACAGAAGCCAAGAATAAGGAGTTGGAAAAACAAAAGCAAGAGATTGCCCATAAACAAGCTGTTTGGCATAAGGGAGTACAAGTTGCAGAAACTGGAATTGCAACAGCTCGTGGTATTATGGAAGCTTTCCAGTTAGGTCCGATTGCCGGTGCTGTAATGGCTGCTGTTATTGGGGCGATGGGGGCTATGCAAGTAGCAACAATTCTTGCCACTCCTATTCCTTCTTATGCAGAAGGTACTAAAGGTAATGATAGGCACCCCGGCGGTGCTGCTTTGGTTGGTGATGCCGGTAAACATGAAGTTATCATGTATTCCGGAAAAGCATGGATTACTCCTGATACTCCAACTTTAGTTGATATTCCTAAAGGTGCGCAAGTCTTTCCTGATGTTGATAAGGTAGATATCTCTAATTTTGATATACCGGATTGGGACTTTCCCACATTTTCACCGACATATTTTGCATCTTCTTCCGGTGACACCATTGTTTTCAATGATTATTCCCGGTTAGAAAAAAGGGTTGATAGAACAAATTTCCTTTTGATGAAGAGTCTAAAAATGCAACGCCAAGATGCTTCTAACCGTGAATTTGAACTGTATAAGTTATCTAAACTGAAATAGCCATGATTGAAAGATTAAATCAGATAACATTGAGTGATTTCATTGAACTTTCATGCGGAAACTATGCTTGTTTGCTTTCGGACTGCAAATCTATGTCCGAAAGCACGCTTAAAGAAATAGCGTCTAAATTACTTGTCGAATACAGAAGTATTGTTAATCCTTCAAATATGAAGGCTATGGTAATGGACAAAGAGGATATGCTGAAAGAACGTGCCAAACTATTGAGTCTTCGTATTTGTCAGGCTCTTGTTTCTCTTGGCTTTTATGATGATGTTCGTCAGGTATTGGGTCAACTAAATGTAGATACTCAAAATATGAGTGATGAACAAGTAATATCGAAGATTGATTATTTACTTCATTCTGCAATTTTTGAGCAAAAACGGAATGAGGAGAGACGCAGTGAGGAACATAAAGGAAATAAGGTTACTCCTGAACAAATTCGTTCTTCTTTCGATGCCGAGATTGCTTTTCTAATGACATTCTTTAAAATGAGTATAGATTCTCGTGTAATTAATGCTGCTGTCTACGCAAATATCGTTCATCAAGCTGATGTTGAAATATCAATCAGAAAAAGAAGCACATGATAATATTGGGCATTACATATATGCTGTAATTCGATTAATTTTTAATTAAAGCGAATTATTTCATACAGTCGTTTGTACATCTCTTTTGGAATCACAAACGACTTTTTTATGAATAGAAAAAACAGCATCCATTGTATAAATAGGCATTTATACAATGTTTTATTGTCAGAATTACGTACATTAGAGACGAAGTGTAATCGGATAACAGCAGAAGTGTCCGAGGTAAAAAAAATGATTGCCTTATTGCCCCCCGATATAGGCACTCTTATTAGTTCAATCGAGCGTTCTGCTAAGGAAATGCACGAGCAAAGTATCATGCACCGGGAATACGTGGAAAGGTGCATTAATGGCGAACCGAAGATACACCTAATAAGGAGGGCTGACAATGGACTTTGAAAAGGAATTATCAGAAATATATCCTTGGATATTAAAGGTGGCAAGAAAATTCTGCTGTTCCATGCAAGATGCTGAAGACTTAGCCGGTGATACAGTTTATAAGCTACTTGTGAATCGTGATAAATTTGATTGTTCTAAACCACTTCAACCGTGGTGCCTTATTATAATGAGGAATACTTATATAATAAGATACAATAGAAATTCCCTTATACATTTTACAGGGCTTGATATGGTAGACGGAAGTGCCATTTCTAACTGTACAGCTCATTCAATACTGTTTGATGATTTGGTTTCCACAATACAACGGTGTGCTAAAAAATCCCGTTGTATTGATAGTGTGATGTATTATGCTAGTGGATATTCTTATGATGAGATAAGTGAAATCCTGAACATTCCTGTTGGAACTGTAAGAAGTCGTATTTCTTCTGGCAGGAAGCTTATACTTCAAGAAATAGGATAATAATGAGTAAGGTTTCAAAATGGTAACTTATATATGCTCATAATAACCTGCAAAGTGTTCTGAATTACAAAATTTGAGGGTCTTTATATTTGTAAATTTATAGCAATAGAATGAATTATGGAAGTATATTCTATGTGGATATACAAAAAAAACTTATATTTGTAATATATCCGAGTTTAATGCTATTGGGTGAGTTGGTGAATAAATTATTGTTGGATTAATAGATATATTTTTGAAAAGAATAGATATGAAAGATTTTTGGAATGACTATAAAATGATAATATTAGTGATATTATCACTATTGATTTTTTCTTTTGTATTGATGTTGAGAGAAGAAGAACTTGTTAATAATATAGGAATAAGCCTTTTTGTAAATGTGAGCACGACTGCTCTGACAGTTTTGGTAATTGATAGATTATATCGAAGAATTGAAGTTAGAAAGAAAAAACCGCTTGAGTTTGCGGCATATAATGATGTAACTCTTTGGTGTAATAAATTTATTAGCTTTTGGCAAACGGCTTACCGTGATTGTGGATATTATGCCCCTAAAACAGATAAAGGTATTTTCTTGGAAGATGAATTTCGAAGAATTTATGATTCTTTGCAACTTGATGCTATTGCTCCTGTTACCCCAAAAATATCTTGGGAAAGATATTTACTTTCCGAGAATCAAAGAATGATAGATGGAGGAAGAGAAATTCTAGTGAAATATGCATATTACATTCCTCCTGAAATATATAAGGTAATATATCAGTTAATTGATTCTCCATTTATATATACAATTTGCAATATACCGGCAATAAAATTGTCAGATATTGAATTTAAAACAAATAGGAAGAATGTATTAGGAGCATATACGGCTAAACCTAAACAAGCAGAATTAGATTTATTTTTAAAAGTTCATGGTTGGTGTTTTACTAAACATAAGGAACTAGGGAAACTATTTAAAGGGGTACGTACTGTTTCTGCATTAATATAATTGTTTTTATAATGCATATTTAACCTGTAGAACATTTCTATGACATTTTAAAAGGGAAAGATTAGTATGTAGGACATTGAAAAGTCCTTTTTATTCCTTGGTATAGATATTGTTTTGAAAAACAGATAGTTATATTGCATTTTAGCAAAGCATGATTTTCAAGAATTTAGCCAATCGGGAAACCGGTTGGCTTTTTCTATATATTTGCTCGTGAACGTTCAAAAGGAGTTAAAATGCTTTGTAAATATGTACTTACCGTTGATAGTATTTCTTATGATATTCCCAAATCTTGTATTCAGAATTGGGATGAAATAAAGTTTTCCCGTAAACGCTCCGGACTTGAAGGAATAACTAGAACCTTTACTTCAAAATTCCAGTTTGTGGGAGAAGCCTATGATCTCATATTGGAGGAGTATTTGAGCAAATACCTGGCTTCTAATGCTAGTATCACTGTTTATACTATAACTAATTCTCATACTTATGAAGAATTCTTCAGTTGCCGACTGGATTTCGGTTCATTGACCTATGATGGAAATACTGTTTCTATTAATTCGATAGATGATAGTGTCGCTAATATCATAAAGGCTAACAAAGGAACGCAGTACGAATATTCGGTAGATGAGATAAAAGATGTATATCAGCTTTATTATGATTCTGTAAGTATGAATTATAGTCAACCGCATACATTAGGTGGTAATACTGTAGAAAATGATGCTTCTTTGCAATATATTGTAATTGACAAAGGAATATATGTAGAAGCTATAACATATTCGCTTCCCTTATATATTTCTGGTGGTGAACTTCCGTCACGGGATTCACCTCTTGAGTTTTATGATGCACCACAGGAATCGAAAGATGATCCAAATGTATTTGTTAAAGCCTTGTCCGACATTGATATAGTATTGAATTTTAGTTTTGAATACTATATCAGTTATAGTGATGCGTATACAACTAAAGCTGAAATTGTTCTAGGTGGGCGTTACGAAGATGGTCGTTTAGTCGAGTTGAAAAGATGGGGGTATAATAAGGGGGACGTTACCCCAAGTAATCTGAATGAATCCATCAAGATTCATCTGACTAAAGGACAGGCTTTATTTTTTGATTTGAAGGTAACATTTAACAGAGTTAATGCTTCTACTGGCAATATTTATTTTCGTAATTTCAAATTTGAGACACGCTTTACTTCTCGAGCTAACCCTATCTATGTGGATGCAATAAGACCTATTGATGTGTTAAACCGATTGCTTAAAAGCATGAATGGTGGAAATGAAGGTATCTATGGTGAAATAGCTTCAGGTGCTGATGAAAGGTTAGATAATTGCGTGATATTAGCTGCTGAAAGTATTCGTGGAATCCCCCAAGCTAAGCTATATACTTCTTATACAAAGTTTAAAAACTGGATGGAAACAGTTTTTGGCTTTGTGCCTGTGATCAATGGTGTCACTGTTTTTTTTAAACACCGGGACAAATTGTTTAGTGATAACAATGTAAAGGATTTAAATAGCAGCTTTTCTAGTTTTGAGTATAAGGTTGATTCATCAAGAATATATTCTTTGGTTAGGGTAGGATATGATAAACAGGACTATGAAAGTATGAATGGTCGTGACGAATTCCGATTTACTACTGAATATACTACTGGCATTGATATAACTGATAATGTATTAGAGTTGATTAGCCCTTACCGTGCTGATGTTTATGGAATTGAATTCTTATCGCAAAAGAGAGGCCAAGATACAACGGATAGTGAAAGTGACAATGATGTGTTTTTTGTTTGTGCCAGTACTACATTACATGATAATGGCGGAGTACAAACATATAAAGAGTATAGGCTTATAAGGAGCGGTTGGGAAATAAGTGGCGTACTTGATCCTGAAACGATGTTTAATACCATGTATTGGCAAGGAGGCATATTGCAAGCAAATGCCGGCTATATTGGTATGTTCACTAAAAAACTATCTTATTCTTCTTCTGACGGTAATAGTGATGTTGTTGTCAATGGTATAGGAATGAAAGATGATTTTAACGTTGAAAGTGGTATTATAACTTGTGGAGATGTTTCATTCACAACTTATAATGAAGATATTCCACCAACAGATGATGAAACGATTAAAATCTTAAAAGATGATCTAGTTTACGAGGGCTACATCAAAGAGGTGAGTAGTACAATTGAGAGAAACGAGGGAGTGAAGTATGATTTATTTGTCCGTTCAATAACAAAAGCCTAGAAATATGATTATAAGCCCGTTTACCCCACTGTTTTTTTCTCCGTCTACCGATAAATTTGGAGCGAAGAGTAAATATGTGCAATTATTCGCACGTACAGACAGGATTTTTGTTGAATTGATTTTGACAGCCAAAGAGCAGGAACCTATAGTATACATTAATAATCTTTTAAGTAATATATCTACACCTGTATCATTAAGCTCATGGAAGATGAATGATGATAAGATTCTTTATTTCTATAACATTTCATTGCTTCCATGTGGATACTATACTGTAACAGTTAATGGGAATACGAGTGAGATTTTTAAAGTTACGGACGATGAATGTGAGTTATCAGAAACCAGCCTTATTCAGTATTCAATGAAAGATAATAAGCAGCGTCTTGATGCTGTCTGGTGGATAGATGGGATGCAATACTTTTTTGATTTTCGCGTTCCTGGTGGTTTCAAAGATAACGGATGGACGTTCGGTGTGGATAATGAGCAGTTCGTGACCTCTGATGAGGATATTGTTGAGCTATTCAGCCACGAATATACAACAGTATTATTCACGCTTGGAAATGGGATGGGATGCCCTGTGTGGTTTGCTGAATTATTGAATCGTGTCTTATGCTGTAATTACGTCTACTTTGATGGTGTTCGATATACCAGAAAGGAAAGTAATGTTCCAGAACTTAACCAGCAAATAGAGGGATTGAAGAGTTTTGTGTTCAATCAAATGTTACAGAAGGTAAGAACGATGAATCCAGTTTTGGAATGGAATAACCAGCTTGCTATGAGGTGTGTACAAAGCGGGGCTTATAGGATAGCAGATGATGAAGGAATACGTAGTATCAAGTATGGTTCAGAAAGTGAGGTTGCAGAGGTCGGAGCATATATCAATATGACTAAGGCTATTCCTAATACTGGAGTTTCTATTAATAGTGATACTATGGTTACTGTCAACAGTATTCATCACCCAGGTGTTGATGAAAATTCATATTGGGATTTGATTGCAATCAAGACGACTGACATAGATAACAAGTATATTGGTAGAAGAGGTTACGGTAAACTTACAGTTAATGGACTGGATAGACTAAAGAACGATTTGGACAACGGTTCGATAAATTTGCGTGCTGTACTATATAAAGGAGATTCGTATACTAACCTCATTGAAGGGAGTGTAATCAGTAGGGATGGTGTATGTGTCTTGAAAGGTATTAACGGTGGAGATATTGGTGCTCTGAAGGAGTTCCAACTTTATCTTGATAATGTCTATGAGTGCGACATAGATAATCTTGGTATGACCATTGAGCTTGTATGGGTATATGAAAATGATTAAAAAAGAGAATT